ACAAAGGTCAGTTGACTCCAACCGAAATCAAGCGAGTTCGCAGAGCCAACAGGCGGTATCTTGAGCACCAGAAAATAGTCGATGAACTCAGGCGTTCCAGACTTGAACCAACGCCTCAACAGCTCCACAAAGTGCCGACTCAGAACGAAACCAAGCCGATGGTGTTCTTCAAATTGTGGCCTACCGGTGAGCTCTGCAACTACGATCGGTTCATGAGGGAATACTGGCCGGACATTAAAAAGCGGTATGAAAAGCTCGAAGCCGAACAGCGGAAGCAGAAGCGCAGATCCAGGCGAGTCCGTGAAAATGCGTACGCCGACTTTAAAAAACGAATTTTGGGGAATGAGTGATTTGCAGAGCCGTGTCCTGTTCTTCAAGCGCCATATCAAGTGCTTTGGCTCATTAAAGTGCCCAACCAACTCCACTTGCCCTCTCTTTTATTTGTGCTACATGGTTTGCTTGTCTCGTGGACTCGGCTCCATCTCTCATCAATTCGATGGGAGAGGAGAGACCAAAGTTGGGAGGTGAAATGTGGAAATGAGAGTTTGTGCGGTTGTGATACACGGAAATCGGGCGATGATCATCCTTAAACTCAAAGATGTCTATGGAGTTCAGATACTTTCAAGAGATGGAAAAGAGTCTTGGGAGGAAGTCACTTGGGGCTTCAGATCGGCGGAGGATGCCTATGCTTACGCCGTGGAGTTCGAGCACTCATACGCCTTACGTCCGATACGTGAGTTTGCGGATTTTAAGTAGAGGAGGTGATATGAGTTGGGAGAGTGGCATGAGATAGCCTATCCCATCTCGCTCCAGTATAGAAAACACTGGGGCGAGTGGGAGGCGATAAGAGAGATAGTCCAGAACGCACTTGACGAGTGCGGTGACTTCGAGGTCATCCAAGACGGTCAGGACACGATAATCCGGGACAGTGGCTCTGGCTTGGCAGTCAAGCACCTATTGTTCGGCGTATCGGAGAAGAAATCCAAAGATTCAAGAGGTCGATTTGGTGAGGGCCTGAAGATAGCTCTCGTGGTCCTGAAGAGGCTCGGCTACGACGTCACGATAAGGTCCAACGGATTGGAAGTTAAGACGGCTACGCACGAGATAGAGGGCGAGCAGTGCCTGAAGCTCTTGTACCGCAGGATCGATAACCATGTGAACGGCACCGAAGTGATAATACACGGATATCAAGGCTCGGTGTTCGAGGATAGATTCACGACGAGCAAGAATCCGGTTTGGAGAGGCACAACGATTTGGGGCGATAAGGCGGAGATCTACGAAGAGGATCAGCCGAAGCTCTACGTCAAGGACATATACGTTCAGGATCTGCCGAATGCTATGTTCAGCTATAATCTCTGGGACGTTAAGTTGGAAGAATCGAGGAATATAGCCGATTCGTGGAGTTTAAGCTATGAGATCGGTCGGTTATGGGAAAACGTGGATGACTACTACCTTCTGGTCAAATTCATGCAAGCCATTAAGCTTAAGAAGTGGGAGTACCACAACTGCTACTTCGACTATCCAAGCAAGCATCCAAAGAAGTTTGTCAGAGCCTTCAAAGAAGTATTTGGTCAAAATGCATTTATCAAGTGCACCGATGTCTGGACCACCGAGGCAGAGTGGCAGGGCGGTAGGGCAGTTGAGCTACCATCCGAGCTTCAAGAAGGCTTCATCAAGTCCGGCATCCCAACTGATGAGGCATTCGTTCTGATGAAGTCCGGGAGGCAGAGGATTCCGATCGATGATTCCGAGCTCTCAAGGATCCAGCTTGAAAATCTGTTGAGGTTGCGGAAGGTGATAAAGGAGTTAGCCAAGTACCGAGGCGAGCTGAAGGATGTACAGGTTAAGGCGTTCAGGCTTCCTCCAGATGAGAACGGTGTCTGGATGCGCCACGCTAACACGATAGCCATATCGAAGGATGCACTCGATACCTACTTCACGGCATTCGACCCGTTCCACCACGAGCTGGCCCATGCGCTGTACAACGCACCGGATGGCACCCATGCGATGATCCGTGCGCTGTCCAAGTGCGCGGCTCTCATAGCAGTAGCATTCAACATACCGGGCAAGGTCAGAGTTCCAAAAAATCCGTACAAGGACTTCAAGCAGAGGATACTCAACTCCAGCCAATAACACCAACGCTTTATGCTATTATATGAGAGTTAGAGTTTAGAGTTAAAGTTGGAGAGTTGGCTTGGATGGCGTTAACCCTCGATGAATTGAAGAAGCGGGTTTTAGAAGAGGCGGAAAAGATAGACGACTGGAAGCTCTACATGCATTTAAGACGCCTCAAGATAAGACGTCTAACTCCGAACCTCAGAACCTTTCACATTCTCAAGGTACTCATAGCCATGAGGAGGCTTCACTTGCCCATCAATTCCAACACCGTGACCTGGATCTTCCCGAACGAACACAACCTCTTCAACAAGCTCCATAATCTCGGAGACAAGCACCTGATAATTCTCAAGCGCAAAGAGAGAACCTATGAATGGATTCTAAACGAGGAACTCCTTGGTGACTTCCTATGAAAGAGCGCATAAGACTTCCGTTTGATGTGCTGATGAAAGCTTCGAAAATTTGGGGACTGAAGGAGACTAAAGAAGAGTATCTTGTAGAATCTCCAAATTTCATATTCTTTTGTGAAAAGCTGGTCTGGAAGGAAGACAAGCCTCGGGAGAGGACTGACCCGTACAGGCGGTTCCTCCAGACGAGGCTTGGAAAATGAGCGGATGCGAAAAGCTGTTAAAAGAGCTGATTGGAGAGCTGAAAGGAGCTGGAATCAACCGCATCAGGTATGAAGTCGGCGTTGAGGGCTGGAGAGAAATCTTGGTCAACGATGGTAAAGAGGTTACTAATTGGAACTTGCAGGACAAGATAGATCTGGTCATTTCGCTCATGCATTATCTCAAGATCATTCCGTATCCAGAAGAAGAGGGTGAAGTCTCCAAGTTTGAGTATGAGGGAATTTCATTTGAATACGTATTTTGGTGCTGAGCCTCGGGAGATAGTTTCCGGATTCGGGAGCTACTCCAGACGAGGCTCCTAGCCTCGAATAGGAGAGGTAGTTAAAAGATGGACTTCAGGAGATATGTTGCGAAGAAAGTATCCACCGGAGAACCGAAGAAGCACTACATAGGGCCCATCGAGAATCCAGAGGATTGGGCAGTAGTCACAGAAGTTTTCGGCACGAGCTCTCCCAAGGAGCTCGGCCAGATAATCATTGGTCTCGCTAAGGACCTGAAAGCCGGCAAGGCTCAAATATCGTTCACCGACTAAGCATCGAAGTTCCAGAGCGTTCCTCCAAACCTCCCTCTTTTATTTTGTTTGGTGATGAAAGATGGAAAGACGCATCCGTTTCCTCGGCTTTGAGCTGGTCTTCTACTTTGAAAGAGAATGGAAACAAATATTCACTTCGGCTTACGGTTATTTCCGCGATATAAGAACGCTGTCGGTGTGGGCTGGTCCGTTCGGCGTCTATCTCAGGCGTTGTTCCAGAGCCTCTCAGCAGGCCTGAGAGGCGGAACTTAAAGAGGTGGATGAGTTGAAAAGAGGAGAAAAAGCTTTATTGGAAGCTTTGACGCATATCGACATAATCCGGGAAGTGCTCAGCAAAGCAAAGGAGATGCCCGGCATCAGTGCCTATACCATCAATACCATCAATCATCAGCTGAATGATCTGGAAGCTCTGATTAAGGAAGAACTCAAGGATCTGGTGTGGTGTGAATACTGCACCAAGCACAACCTCAAAGCGTAGGAGGCAGATGAGTTGAGAAAAGAAGCTGGAATTCTGTTGGAGATTCTGAGAGGAATCGAAGAGACCCAAGAGCTCCTGAAAGAGGTCGGTAAAGACTGGGACATCAACATATACCGAATAAGTGGCAGATTGGAAGAAGCCCGCAAAGAGATTCTAGACCAGCTGAAAAATCTAATATGGGCTGAGTTCTGCACCAAGCATAATATCAAGGGAGTGATCTCTAATGCTTAAGATCAATCTAACAATCGACCAGCACAAGGGGTATTCAGCGTTCTACGGTGACTGAGCATGGGTCAATACTTCCTAATAGTTAATTTATCAAAACATGAATATCTTCATCCGCACAGGCTGGGATCTAGCGCCAAGCTCTACGAGTTATGCACTGATCCAAGGATGGGAGTGCTGATTTACCTCTTGAGGAAGAGCGATGACCTCGGAGGAGGAGACATACCGAACTTCTCGAACTTTCCCAACGCAGGAAGATGGGCTGGCGATGCGATAGTGGTTGTTGGAGACTACGATTCAAGTGACTTCTACTTCTACGTCAAGAACCACTTTAAGGAGATAACCAATTTGATCAAAGACGAGTATAACAAGTTCGTTGAAGATGAGAAGTATAAGATTGGAAAGGAGGGATAAGAATGTATATCAGGATATTCGTCTGGAAGGAAGACGACTGGGAGATCAAAGCGGGATATGTCTGCAGTCCGAAGAAAGCCGAGAGGGTTCATAAAATACTCGAATCCGATCTAAACGACGGTCTGATACTCTGGTTCAGGGGCTTTACACTGCACGGCTACAACATAGACCCAATAGACTTACCGAACATTCAAATAAGAGACGGAAGACTTGTACTGGGGAGGAAGTAGCATGAAATGTCCAAACTGCGGAGAGGAGATAACGAGGATAATCGTGGAGAGCACAGAGCTGACTTGGATAAAGGAGGTCTACGAGGAGACGGAAGACGGTTTATTTAAGTATGCCCACTTAGAAGACGAGGATACCGTCGATTCAGAGATCGAGCAAATACTCTGCCCCAAGTGCGGTAAGCCGATAGATCCCGACTTGATAGAATTTAAGAGGAGATGAAATGCCTAAGTGCCCGAAGTGCGGTAAAGAGATAGACCATCTGGTTTATCAGGCGTATGAGCTGGTAACGGCAACGGCGCTCCTGACTCCGGCTGACATAATAGACTACATAAGCTGGGAATCGCATGGAATAACGAGAGACTTACCTGAGTATAAGTGCCCGGAGTGTGGTGCTACTCTCTTCAATAAGGAAAAGGACGCCGAAGCGTTCCTAAAAGGAGAAAATAAGGATGCCTAAATGCCCCAAGTGTGGCAGGGAAATAGACCAATTGATCTACGAAGGATGCGAGCGCATGTCGGCGACCGTGGAGCTCAACTCAGTCGGCACTGTGCAATACTTCAACTTCTACAGCCACGGATTCGAGGGGTGCAAGTACAAGTGCCCGGAGTGCGGTGAGGTGCTGTTCAAATACGAGGACGACGCTGAGAAGTTCTTGAGAGGCGAGATGAAGGATGGTAACCGAGAGACAGCTTAAGATAGCGTATATACTCGGTCATTTCAGTTCAGTATGGATTCGGACGACTCGATTGAAGTTCGGCGTTCCGTCTCTTGCCTTTCCTCTCAAAGAGATCAGGAAGACCATGAATGAGATCTTAGAGAAGGCAGATCCGCAGGGACTTAAGGGGATCAGTGATGACGAAATTCGGGAAGTGCTCAGGCTCCTCGGTATGGAAGAGTACATAATCGAGGAGTAGACATGCTCGACACCATCTTCCTCGTCTACAAAGCGCTCTACATGAGGTTCAGGATCTACTACTGCCGTCCCCTAGCTTCCCTCCTATTTTTTATCGCCCGTCTGTATATGAGGTATGAAGCTCATCGGGTAAAGAGGCTTCTGGATAAGGCGAGGCGATGATCGGGCTTGTCCGCTCTAATATCGGATGAAGAGAGAGATCGAACAGAAGCCTCGCCACCAGAACCTTTATAAACCGATGCGCATACTTATCGGATGATGGGATATGTTTGAGGTAGTAAAGAATATAGCGTCTGGTATAGTCTCGGGTCTGATAACCGCGTTCTTGGGCTACATGAAGAGCAAAGACGAGAAGTTCGACCTCGGCAAATTTGCTCAGACGCTTGTAATAGGCGGACTTGTGGGCGCAGTAGCTCAGATCGCCGGCATGAGCTACAACGACGCTTATGACTACTTAGCCTCAGTGGGAGCCATTTCTCTTCTAGAGTATTTGAAAAAAACGATATGGCGACGCTGGCTCAGCAGGTTCTTCAGGTCTTAGATGCATATATGCATTTCAATCAATATTAAATAAATACATATTTATTTAATATTCATCGAAATAGCAATAATGCTTATATACTCAAATCGAGAATTACTAATCCGCTCTTGAGTTGAGTTAGAAGCGTGAGTTGAATGGATGGGCAGTTAAGAGACCAATTAATTGAGTGTTTTAGGGAGAAGGGAGACTGGACAGTAAGCGAGCTTCTCGAACGGCTTCAAGTCCCTCCTCAGGAGCTTCTGAACCAGCTTTCGATTCTGAGAAGTACGGGTCAGATAAAGAAAGTGGGGCGCAATACGTGGGTTGCTGTGAACATACCCGGTAAGTCAAGCGAAGAAGAGAACCCGCTCATACCGAAGAACGTCATCTATGATGACTGGCAGGGCATAGTGTCCAGACTTCTCAAGTGCTACAAGCTTGGATTGAACGTGCTTCTCATCGGTCCAGCCGGTACAGGCAAGACCGAGGCTGTGCGCAAGGTAGCCGAGATCCTCAAGAAGCCTCTTAGGATCATTCCGTGTTCTCTTAGAACGAGAGAGCATCACATAATAGGCAGGCTCGATACGGATGAAAATGGCAACCTGTACTTCAAGAAGGGACCACTCGTCCTGAGCATGGAGGAAGGAGGCATCTGCTACCTCGACGAGCTGAATATCATGGAGCCCGATGCACTGGTGAGGGTTGACGAGGCGCTGGATCAGAGAAAGGAGATAAACGTAGAGGGTCAGACGTTCAGGGCGAAAGAAGGATGGTGGGTGGTGGCGAGTATAAATCCGCTCGACAAGCTCCATCTGGGCACGAAGACGCTTCCCTCTCAGATCATATCGAGATTCCCGGTCAAGCTGAGGCTCGCTTACCCAGACGTCTCCACCGAGTACAACATAGTTAAGCTCCACGTACCTGAAATAGCGAAACACTCGTCTAGGATGATCGAGTTAATTAAAACAGTTCAGTTCTTGAGAACCACTGATTTACCCTATGTTCCAACTATTAGGGAGAGCATAGCGTTAGCCAAGCTGATAGCTAGCGACGTCAAGCCCTTCGAGGCGGTTAAGATGGTTCTGATAGACGTTTATGCTCAGTGGGGTGAAGTCGTCATCCATCAGGCTACCGAATTAATTGAAAGCAAGATAGGGAAATTGGAGGTGTTCGCTTGAGCGATCCGATAGAGGAGTCCATAGCACTGACGCTTACGGAATCCGTCGGAGAGGAGATAACAGTAGTGGCGATGAAGAGCAGGAGGCAGAAATCTCTACCTTATTCAAGACTTCCAAGCGGTAAGATAGTCCTCTTCGAGGAGCGTGATCCATTCTCCTACAGAATAAAGCCCGGAGACGTGGTCGACTGCGTTATTAAGATCGTCAAACCGAGCTACATAATAGTTAAACCAATTAGGATAAGGAGGCGCTGATATGGTCAAGCTGGTCGATCCGGATGAAGTCCTGAGCTTCTTAGCGAGGGCGTGGAGCGAAGACAAGAAGACGCTGATAAGGCGAGATAAGTGGTTCTTCGCCTCCATCGAAGATCGCATCATATTCCTTCCGAGCTACTTTCAAAAGCTCCCCATGGAAAAACACGTAAACTTGGCGAACATAAGGAGATGGAGGTTCTACAGGTTCTCGGCGTGGCACGAGGCACAGCACATACGCTTCAGCCCTTCCAAATGGGAGATCGCTCCGAAGATAGAGAAGAGGCTTGAGAAGATGGGATTTGACGTTAAGAGCTCTCTTGTAGAAGCTCTGCTGGGCGTCTTCGAAGATTATAGGATCGAGAAGCTCGGCCTCAGAGATTATAAATACGAAGAGGAAAAGAAGTTTGTGGATGAGATCGGGAAAGTAGCCTCGGAAAAGGCGCTTGAGAAGATAGCGAGAGAATGGGACATATACAGCGCGGTCTTGACTGGTTACCTCCTCTTCGATGCTAATATACCGAACACTGTAGCTGTAAATCCAGCCTTTCTCCAAGCCCTCGATGAAGTCAAGGAGAACATGCTGAAGATAGAGACCGTCCAAGATCTGGAGGATGCAGTCGTCAAGAGCTATCCTCTTCTGCACGAATATTGGCCTGACTACATAACGTTTCCAGATGCCAGAGGCATTCGCCTCATAGGAGCCACTCTCATCTTCGAGGGCAACGTCAAGCTAAATACTAAGATCCCGGAAAAGATAAAAGAGGAGTTCAAAGCTATGATGAAATCCATTCAGGAGTTCAACGAGGAGATGAAGAATTTACAGAAGCTCGCATCTTCACTCGGAGGCAAAGTGCAGACCAATTTAGGCGATTGGAATGAGATCTACGATCCCGTGAGGACATACGCAGAGATACTCAAGAACCAGCTGACGAAGTGGAAGGTGGGATGGGTCGAGCACCTGAGCCATGTTGGAGATGACATAGAGCCCGAGTCTTACCTCCTCTCTAGATACTACGATTCATACGACAAGCCGAAGTTCCTGATAGACGAGGAACAGCTCAGTCAGAAAGCTGACTTATTACTGCTCGTGGACATGTCGGGTTCGATAGACCAGCAACTTGAGCTCTACAAGCAGAGCTTAGCGGTGATAACCTCTGCACTCGACTACGTTGGCACGAGGTTCTCCCTATTCACATTCTCAGGCAAGACGATATCGGTTATCAAGGACTTATCAACTCCATTCAACATTCACACGAAGGAGAGAATAGCAGGTCTTGAGGCAACTGCAGGCACTCCTCTCGGCTATATCCTCAGAGTGTTGAACGAGAAATACCTCGATAATATCGAAAGGATAGTCGTGATAACGGATGGATTCCCTGACAACCCCCAACTCGCCATGCACTTCATAGAGGAAATAAGAGACAGGGGCAAGAGACTCGGGGTTATACTCCTTCAGAGCGAGGAGATATCTAGTTTAATCGGTTTCGAAATTTATAGAGAGTTTGAATCGCTCCTGTCGAGAACTCCAAACAGCTATATTCATGTCGGGAGCGTGAAGGAGCTCCCCTTACAGTTCTTCAGGCTCCTCATGTATGTGAGGTGAGATAAATCACGGTCACTAGACGTGACCCCAGCCATGGGTTAAATGGCGTGAAACAAACAGGAGGAATGAGAGAAATGGTAGATCTGTATGATATAGATTTGGAAAAGGAGGCTGAAAAGCTCGCCAAGCAGGCTGAGCTTCCCAAGGAGCAGGTCTTAGCAGAGATCCAGAGGATAATATCCGAGGAGAGCAGACCGCCACTGGTCGCAGTGATAGTCTGGAAGACGAGGAACAGCTTCCAGCTAGGCGCAGGCAAGGTCGAGATGGTGGGCAGAGTCATAGCCAAGGAGCCAATGAGGGATGCGGGAGAGAACAAGGTCGCAACGATCCACTTCGCATGCGAGGACCCGGACACCCACGATATAATCTTCAGACCGGCATCGCTGTGGGGCGAGGACAGGATCAATCAGTACTTCGACCTATTCGAGCTGGACAAGTGCTACAGCTTCAAGTGCTCTCTGAGGAATGACGGTCGGATAATCCGCATAAGAGACGTTCAGGAGATAACTGAACCAGCTCCGGTGCCGAAGATCACCGATATAGAGCCGACTCCACTCGATAGGCTGGTTGACTCAGGAGGCAACAACGACCTAACGCACGGATGGGTTGGACGTTTAGTTACACGGAGGGACACCAACGAAGTTCTGGGCATAGATATAGCCGATATAGAGTCTCCGCTACCCGTGACCGTCTGGTTCGGAGGTCAGTATTCGAGGATGACCGAGGAGCAGGAGCAGTTGGCGATGAGCCTACAGCCAGGCGACGAAGTTCTGGTGTTCGGCTACGTTAACATAGCGGGCTCGAACGTCAGCATGAGGGCGATACGCATAGTGAAGCTTTAGACCACCAATACCTCTCCTATTTTTTATGGAGGCGAGAAGATGGGAGAATTAACCCTGATGAAGTGCAAGAGTCAGGTCGAGGAGTGGATCGTAAAGGAAAAAGATGGTCTTGGTCGTCTCTATTACGTCCACTACGCAGAGGACAAAGACGGGAAGAAGAAGGTAACGGCGATCAAGTGGGCGAGCTGTGATCGGGAGCTGATCGCGACCAATTTCGACATTAGAGCCATGATTCAAATAATTGAGAAAGGAGGCTACAAGCTTAAAGGCTGAGAAAAAGATAGTGGATAAGATTGTTGAAAATCTCCAATACAGGCTTGGAGATCTCACCAAGGAGGTCGAGTGCTACATCAAGCGCCTCAAGAATGCTAAAACAGTCGAGGAGGTAATGATGCTCAAGCAGAGGATCTTGGAAGCTTGGGTGAGCTCGATACCCCTCTGGAGCGATACGTGCTACTTCTGCATTAAGTACAAAACCGGACTCGTCTATCCGGACTGCGAGCGCTGTCAGTATGCCGAGCACCACGGTATATACGTCGAGAAGGGCTCTTCCTGGCACAAGATCAACTCCCTGAGATGGAAGCTCTACGACCTGATAGTTGATGAGTACTACGGAGGCGAGGAGTATGAGCAGGAGGCCGATAAGTAAGCCCTCATTTGTGCCTGATACCGTACCGCAGGAGACGGTGTTCTCGATCGAGGTAAAGTCGCAAGGGTTAAATATCGGAATCTCCATCTCTCTAATGGTGAGTATATGAGCTTAGATATAGCGTATCTCGCGGGGATAATCGACGGAGAAGGTTGCCCTTACTTCAGAGTCCGAAAACACACGAACAACAAATCTTGGCAAGTGTCACTCGTCCTAGAGCTACAAACGACAAGTCTTGCGATGATGAAGAAGATTCAACAAATCTATATGCAGGAATTTGGGATAAAGAAGGAAATCAGAACGTATCAACCGCCCGGAAATAGAAAGCCTGTTTACATCCTCAATCTTCATAAAAAATCAGAGCTAAAACGAGTATGTAAAGCGATTGAACCATTCCTAACTACAAAGCGGAGGAAAATACAGATGCTCTTAAAGATAATAGATTATCTAGAACGAGTAAAGTTCGAACCTCTTCATCAGAAAGGCAAACATGGTGGAGCTGGATCAAGAACTCATCGGGACTACGACCTTCTCCGTCGTTGGGAGCGAGAATTTAGAGAGATGGAGGATTAGCCCTGCGACGCCGAATCGGAGAACCCGACCAAGGCAAGACGCACTTCAGCGCCACTTTTCCCAAAGCTTTGTTCCTCGATACAGAGCACAAAGCCGACATAGTGTTAAGAAAGATGCCAGAGAAGGGCCATGTGTGGAAGCGAGTGACGTCGTGGCAGGACATAGAGCTGGGAGTGGAGTGGGCACTGCAACAACCCGATATCAAGACCATAGTCATAGACTCAGGTGGCGACATAAGGGACTTAGCGCTTGAGGAGTGGAAGAGGAGGACGGGCAAGAAGTCTCCCGTAGCGTACATAGACGGTCAGGCAGTACCCGTGCTCTGGGCTCAGGTTTACGAGATAATCGACAACGTAGTGAGGAAAATCCAACTAGCTAGGAAGTATCTTGTAGTAACTTGCAGAACCAAAGATGAGTATATAGCGCATGTGCCCACGGGACGAAAGATAAGGGACGGCTATAAGAAGTTCCCGTGGAACCTCAGCATGGCAATATGGATTCAGAACGGCATAACAGATCCGAAGACCGGCAAGGTGCACTTCAAGTTCTACAAGTTCGGCAGGGTGATTAAGAACAACTTCTGGGGAGTAGACGTAAAGAAAGGAGTGACCTACCAGAAGCCCTATCTCTTCGACATATCCTACGAGGGGATATGCAACGAGATGCTGAAGCCTTGGGGACCTGTGAAGCTCTCCGAGGTTACCGAGACGATAATCAAGGAGGCCGAGGAGTGGCTGAAAGAGAAAGAGTTGTTATGAGCAACGATATTCACTGCCCGAACTGTGGATTTAAGCATCTTCAGGTGAGAGTGACGGAAAATGGCACTAAAGTCTGGTGTCCAAACTGCAGACACTCGTATCTGATCAGATTCCTCGGAATACATTCTGGATTTACAAGAGGTGGACCTGAGGAATGAATCAAGAGAAACGTACTTTAGACGATCTGATCCAGACAAAGGAAGTCGATTTACCCAACGAGATCAGAGTCTGCTACTCCTTCTACTGCGCCCTGACAGCCGGCATCTCAAAGATGCTACCAGAGAAGATGCAAGAGAAGTGCAGGGAGATGGCGAAGAGAGACCTGAAGGACGAGATCAAGAAGCTGGCTGTCAAGAGCATTGCAGAGTCAGCTGTAAAGCTCTCGAATCCCGTTGAGCTCAAAGATGTCAAGATGATGGTAATGAGGAACGTGGAGCTCGATAGACCTCTGCTCTTAGTCAGCCCCAAGCATCTCAACGAGATATGGAGGGATGGTTAACAGTGCTGAGAATAGATGAAATCTACGCCTGCAAAGTGGAGCTGACCGAAGAGGGCTGGAGGTTCTACTTCTTCAGCCAAGATTCCGACGTCGAGATAACCGTGCTCAACGACTTCAGCCTGAGAATCAGGCAGGAGAGGCCGAAGGATGAGTAAGCTGAAGGACGTCTATGATGGCGACTACCCGAAGCCTCACAGGGGCTACGTGGTAGTGCACGATATAAGCTTCGAAGAAGCCACGAAGCTGTACAGATTAATGAAAGAGACAGGCTTGGAGAGACTGATGTACTGGTGGTCCTACGAGGAGATGAAGAAGGTGGACACAGCGGCTGGATTTGCCATAATCTTTCACGGATTTCCCAATCCGAAGAGACCCGTGAAGGTGAGTGAATAGATGAACAGCTCTGACCATATCTCGATGACATTTAAGAACAAGGTGTATTCCAGCAAAGACTTTAAATCAATGCTCAGGTCAATCCTGGAGTTCGCTGAGAAGATGGAGGGAGACACTGAGCTCACGTTCGCTTCCATCAAGATCAAGATGACGTTCAGGGAGGTGGAGAAGGCTGACCCTGTACGACGAAGGCCTCAAAATACTCAGTGAGAGGAAAGTGATATTCGCCGAGCGCTTCATCCCCTATTTTTTCATGTCCTACGGAGCCCACATCTTCAACCTGATGAACTTCAGGAGGCACATCTACTTCGAGCACGGGAGAATCCCGGATATGCGGTGCCATCTTCTGTTTGTTGCTCCACCTGGATTCTGCCTCGATCCCAAAACGTCAGTGATGTTAGCTGATGGCTCTAGAAAACCACTGTCTGAAATCGAAGTCGGAGACGAACTAATGAAAGCTTACAGCAAGAAGAGAAATGTTGTATTAGCGAAGGTCGAGAGAGTAGCGACAGAAATCTTGGAGATCCAACCTCACGATATTAAGTGTTCGCCAGAGCATCTTATCTTGACCGATAAGGGCTGGAGAAGAGCTGGCGAACTTAAAGTAGGGGATAGGATGGCAACTTGCTTCACTTACAACGATTTGAGGCTGTTGGGCTTCTGGATAGCTGAAGGTCGCTTTGAAGGTAAAGGCCCATGGACGCCTACGCTCTCAAATACGGATCAGAAGTTGCTCGCCTCTTATCAGAGAGCTCTAGATGCCTTTGGAGTAAAATTGACTCCAAGAAGTCATAACGAATTTGCATGTGTCCAACCGAACTATAAAACTTACCATGAGAACCAATTCGCTAAATTCTTAAGGTATTTAGGCTTTCGAAAAGCAAAGGCACAGGAGAAATTCATTCCAGAGGAACTCTTCACACTTCCGTGTTTTGCTAAGCGGATGCTATGTCGAGGATTGTGGGATGGCGACGGATGGAAGCACGGATACGCAACCAGCTCAACGAGATTAGCGAATGATCTTAATCAATTACTAAGAGATCTAAACGTAGAATTTTCCTACTACCCACATGATTATAAGGCAACGAAGCAGTGCTCGGCGTTCTACATCCATAAGAATTCTTGGGACTTCCTAAAGAGAACTGCAAGATTCGAACCAAGGAAAGCTCTTGGATTCGCCGCGGTTAAATCCATTAGAAAGATTAAAGGACCAAGATATCTCATAGACATAACAACTTCGGCTGGCCATTTTGTGGCGAATAATGTTATAGTCCACAATTCAAAGTCCTTCTTCATGAAGCAGTGCTTCTCCGAGGACTTCGGCATACTCAACACTCCGACGATCAAGACCACGTTTCAGGGCTCGTGCACTGAGGCAGGATTCGTTGGTACCATAGAGAAGAACAAGGGAACTCCGATCAAGCGCATGGGCTTAGCAGAGGAGTACAAGGATGGCATAGTTGCGATAGAGGAGTTCACTGCAATAACCAAAGTCCTTGAGCAGAAGCATTCTCTAACATTTGAAGCCCAGCTCAACTCAGCGCTGTTCGGAGGTCTCGTCAAGAAGAGGCTAGCTTCAGGCAGTATAAGCTACAGGACGAGGGTAACGCTCATAGCCGGTACTCAGATAGCGAAGTTCGACATAAGCGGTGGGCTGGGAAGGAGACTGAGCTACATTTATTGGGTGCCCTCTCCTTCAGACTTTAGAAAATTAGCACAAGCTGTTAGGGAAGGAGAGAACGTTCCGTTGGACAAGCGCTCCTTGGTCGAGTACAGAAACAGGCTAATGGACCTCCAGAAGTCGCTCGACAGGATAAGGCGTGTGACTTTCTCGGACGACCTCTACGACTTCCTCAGCAGTAAACCGCACTTCGAGATCCTGCTCTACAAGAAGATGGCTCTGGGGTACAACCTGTTTACGAGGACTATATCTCCGGACTTCGAGGTTACGCTCGATGCGAGGCTGAAAGTCTTACTGAAGCGTGCCATGAAGTGGAGGGAACAGCTTTTGGCAGACCCAGAGGGAGCTCAGGTCATTGAGATACTGAAGAGGCACGGAGGCCTGATGAGCAAGGAGGATCTACAGACCGAGCTCCTGCGCTACTCGATAAACTGGGAAACCTCTTCCCGGATTATAGACAAGCTTTTAAGGTTGAGGAAGATAAGGTGGACGAGAGGAGGCAAGCTAGCAGTTGTGTAAAATAATTATCCAATCGCACTGGACGCTTGAGAGGAGAAAGATCAGATTTAAGGAGAACCCGCTTAAGTGGTTCGTTCAACTGATATTAGGAAGACCTATGGGACCAGAAATGCCTATGCGCCATTTCGACGTAAGGCTCACGGATGAAGAGTTAATGGGCTGGACGCTAGACGGAGAGGATGAAAATGCCGAGACCTAAGAAAGAGGAGCCTATGAGTTTAACAACGGTTTATATCCCGACGAAGGCTCTGGAGTGGATAAGGGCGAACAGCAGGTCGATAGCAGGGTTCATCAGAGAGGCTGTGGTTGAGAAGATAGAGCGTGAGCAGAGCTATCAGGCTCAGATAGAGAAGCTCGAAAAGGAGATTCAGGAGCTGAACGACAAGGTAAAGTTCAAGAAGATGAAGCTCGAGGAGCTGAGGAAGAAGAAAGCCGAATATGAAAGACAACAGCGTCTGATGGAGCTCAGGGAGAGGATAGCGACTGCGATAGTCAACATTCACTACACCGATTACTTGGAGTGCGCAAGGGATTTAAGGGAGCTGGGCAAAGATATGAAATGGGAAGAGTGGCGCGACTTAGTTAAATCGGTGTGGGACGAGGTGAGGATAAACGGATTCTGAGGAGTGGTCTCTGTACAGGATCTGGGTTACGGATCTCGGAACTTGTCCAAGGCGAATACAACTAAGATATCAGGAAGCCGAAATGCTACCTCCGCACTTCTACCAGCTCAAGGGCGAAATCACGCATGAGGCTATCGAGCAGATACTGAGAGGAGAAGAGCCAACCATAGAAGCAGACGAGGAAGTGAAGCGGGAAGTAGAGAAGCCCCTGTCTAACTTTCAGAAGTGGCTTGAGTCTACGGAGCTTGACATATCGGGCGCACAGTACGAGCTGAAGCTTGAGATGCCCGCGCCTCTCTCAACTCCAAACAGCGAGGAGTACGTCTTGGTCGGCAAGCTTGATTTGATCACTCCGAACCTCATCATAGATTTCAAGACCGGTACGGCTCAGAGGAGGAAGGAGCACAAGATTCAGCTCGTTGCGTATAAGATATTAGCCGAGCACAACAAAATAGCTAAAGATCCGAGGTTAGTCAATGTGTTCCTGGGAGGCAAAGAGCCGAAGGAAATCGAGTACACAAACGAGGAGATTAAGAAGGTTGAATCCGAGTTCTATGATCTGATGAACGAGCACGTCGGAATGCTTGAGGCGATAAAGAGGGGCATGAAGATGCCGTGCCAGATAAGCTTCAAGTGCGTTTACTGTCCTTTCGTCCACATATGCAGGGGGTATTGAGATGGATAAGAGAGTAATACTGCACGGGGAGCTTTCCAGACTGCTGTACAGATTAGGCCACTCGAACCCATCCGAGATAAACCGCATAGTCTCGAAGATGGTCGATGCGTACTTCAAAGCGAAGGAGGAGATCGGATGAAGCTGAAACGCGTATTCTGGATAGCTTTCGGAATATTCATAACTCCAGCGGTGCTCTACTTCGTCCTGCTAGAAATGCTGTGGAACCACCTGCAGGCAAGACGCATCGTCAAGAAGCTCGCTAAGAGCAGGAAGCCCAAGGATCAGCTGATAAGGCTCTTGGTATACAAAATATTCGGGATGTGATGCTGTGAACCCTCTATTCCATCCTATTCGTTATAGGATCATAAAGCTATTACTAATACGTCAACCAATTAGCTGTAAAGAAGTAGCTGAAGCTTTAGATATAGATGAGGAGACTGCATCGTTCCATTTAGCGAAGCTCGACTTAGAGAAATTGGTGATGAGTGAGATAAAGGAGAACGAGAGGTGTTACAGGCTCAACGAAGATGAGCTCTTCCTATGCTTAGAAGAGGCTCAGGATGAGATTAGAAAGATGATCAGAAAGCTTTATATGAATAAGAGATGGGAGGTGAGATGATGAAAGTATTGAGCGATAAAGAGCTGGAGAGAATCTTTGAGATGTTTCAGGAAATGAAGGATAAGATAGGCGTAGCGAGGGATCACCTGTTCGACCTCAAGCACAACCTCATGGCTTACCGCCTGAGCGATGCACTCAACATCATCGACGAAGTGGAGGACATATTGTTCAGCGAAGAAGAAAGATAAAGAGGCGGGAATGTAGGTGGGCCAGCAAGCCCCGAGAAGAGCACTGCAACGACCCGCTCATTACAGTGGTCGTGGAACGGGGGCCTGATCAGCCTCACTCCACGAGAAGCCAGCTCTTCCTCCTTGCGAGCGGGAAGGAGGATAGGGGCAGGCTCACCGATCCTAGAGCCTCGGAATAGGAGGTGATGTATTTGCTGAAGGTAAAGAGAAAGACATACACGTTTGAGGAATTCGCCAAAGTCTTAAACCTCGGAGACAGCGCATACCTGCTGTCTATTGACATCCTCAAGCAGTTTGCCCTCGGATCTGAAGAAGTTCGGAAATACGTTTCAATCGAGTATGTAGTGAGCGAGTGATATACCATGCTGAAGCTGGCCGTGACCGTGTGGTTCGCATTCGTACTGTGCGCTGAAGCGGTGAACATGATCTACAGAATGATAACAGAGAAGGATCGAAAGAGCACATGGAAGGAAGATGCACTAGCGAGCTTCATATCAGCTATGGTGCACGCGGTATTCCTCATCTGGATGCTGATAAGGTGGTGGATTTGAAGATGGAGCTGTTGATATGGGAGAGACCCAAGAATACTTCGGAGAGCGATAGACTCGTTGAGTTGAGGTGGTGCCCGCTAGTGCAGAGCTTCATAGATGCGGTCAGATGCACCAACTGTCCGTACGCTAAAGATACGTCGGGAGAGTGCGGGTATGACTGTTAAGAAGTACCGGATCACTACCAAAGACCTCGATGTAGAAGTTGAGGCTGAGAGCAGAGAGGGCGCCATACGCAACTTCTTCAGACTGCTGAAGGTGTTCTGGCACGAGTGGAAGGACAAGGTAGGACAGATAGCATCGGTGCACGATGAGGGAGAGGAGTACCCGTTCAGATTAGTTCCGAGCCTCTACAACATGGGTCTGATAGACGAGGAGACAGCCGTGGCAAACCTGCTGAGAGTATTCGAGGAACAGCCAACGCCTGAAGCTGTAAGCGATGCTAAAACTATGCTCTGGGCATTAGCTAAGACTGATAGGTGGATGACGGAGGATTTGAAATGAACTTAAAAGAGATGCGTGACGAGCTGATCAAGAGGTGTAAAGCTGGTCCGTCTTCGGATTACCAAGATCTCTGGATAACAATAAACAGTATGCTCAAAGAGTTCGAGACCGAGCTCAGAGTGAAGCTCGCATCGCTTGAAATCAAAGCAGAGACTCTTCCTTTGACTAAGGAGGAAGAGATCTCAGCGCTTGCTCAAATCCAGCTTCTTAGCGAGATTTTAGGAGATGAAGTCTTCCGAGATCTTCAGCTGTGCATCTCAGAGCAACACAAAGCTCACAGCGAAGTGTTGGATCTCCTGACCAGAGCGTGGCTGAGATCCATGGACTCGGGAGATTATTACTTGATAGGAGAGGAACTTGAGAAACTTATACTAAAGCTAGAACCGCCTTATTTGCCATGTATAAGGTGTGGCAGGAAGATGTCTTGGCTCAGATATCACGCAAGACAGGGCATGTGTATGAAGTGCGCTAAAGAAGTATCCAAGGAGGCGAACGAGGAGTGCCAATAACTCTCCTTATTCTTTTCCTCATCATCTTACCACTCGACTATTCTCATCCGAACGATATGCCGCTATCCGAGAAGTACAGACAGGAGTGTGGGTGATGATCGAGATAAAGAAGTCAGGCGTGTATTGGGAAGTGATAAAGGACGGACACCTGTTTTGCCTGTACAGGACTAAGAAGCTCGCCGAAGATATAAAGGAGGATCTCGAAAAGCTTGAGAGAAGTCTGGACAAGAAGAGGTGCTAGGATAACGATACACAGAGCTACCAGAGAGCTCAAGTGCGATGGAGACTGCGGGTTCTATATCCAGCCTGATGAGCGCTACGTCGAAGTCAATACGCCTATTGAGACCAAGCTTGGGATCTCTTATATAACCAAGAGATACTGTTTAGGATGCTGGAAAGTGTATAAGCACGAATACCTGAGGGAGTGACATGCCACGAAAGAAGTCTCATTCAAAGCTCGGCAAGATATTTGAGCAGGAGGTATCCAGATCGCTAAGAGCATTCAAGAATAGGCATCCGAATACGTTCTTCTATCACAGACTGAGCGACACCATGAGCTATATACAGGTTCCGAACGTGATAATTCCTAAACAACCCGGAGACTTCATAGCTCTCTACAGAGGCGTGTTCTACCTCATCGAGTGCAAGTCCATGCACGTTGATAGGTTCGACATGAACCATCTGCTCCCGCATCAGAGAGAGGGATTAGCACAGGTAGTGAAAGCTGGAGGAAGAGGAGTCTTGTTGTTCAGTTTCAGGAGGAAGAGGCCTGTGATGTGCTATGCTGTTCACTACTTCGACTACAAGGCGGTTGAAGATGCGCTGAGAGGAGAGAGGAAGAGCATACCCAGAGACGCATTAGAGGAGATAGGTACTAAGCTTGAGAGGATACCGCGTGTTGGATGGGATCTCTCTAAAGTATTTATATCAGAACGAGAATAAAGGAGTGATGAAATATGAGAGAAGAGGAGATAGACAGGCTGATAAGGAGCAAGCCCAACGTCTTGAGCTGGAGAGACGATCTAACGAAGGTAAAGAACGGAAAGAACACGGGCGAACCTTGTATCACAGTGTTCGTTGCGAGGAAAGTAAAGGCATCGGAGCTCAGACCTGATGAGCTGATACCTCCAGAGATAGGCGGTGTGAAGACAGACGTGGTAGAGCTTGCACCTGAAGACTTCGAGATAGGGGATACCAAAGCGGGGAGACTTCCTCCCAGCGTTCAGAAGAGGATAGCTGGAGGTGTCAGAGGTGTCGAGTAAGGTCGATTGGAGGCTCTACTGCCCGCCTGTCCGGGATCAGGATGTATGCGGAGCATGCTCGGCATTCGGAACCATAGGCGCTATTGAAACGCATCTTAAGATAAAGAAAAAGGATCCGGGGATACATATTGACCTGTCAGAAGCCCACCTCTTCTTCTGCGCGGATGGAGACTGCTGGTATGGAGTGCTGATGAACAAGGTACTTGATAGAGCAAAGGAGGGCATCTGCCGTGAAGAGTGCTGGCCCTACGAGCCGGTAACGCAGAGCTGTAAGGAAGAGCCCTGCTCTGATTGGAAGCAAGGTGCATACAGGATCAAGGATTGGTACTACGTCTACGATACCGACGAGATGAAGAAGTTCTTGAAGGATGGCCCTCTGATAACCGTGATGGCCGTGTATCAGTCGTTCTTCCACTACAAGAGCGGAGTCTACCACCCACTTGAAAACGATGCATTCGTGGGCTATCACTGCGTCACTATAGTCGGATATGACGACGAGCTCAATGCATGGCTGATAAGAAATAGCTGGGGCGAGGATTGGGGTATGGGTGGATATGCATGGATCAAATACGGCACTTGCAGGGTCGACAGAACCATGTACCGCATAGAGGTCGATCCGGAACCGCTAGAACCGGAGAATAGGCTTGCTAAGATTCTAGACGAGATTCACATGATGCTCCAGCGGATCATCCAGAGGATTCAGCGTTTGCTCGAATCCTTACAACAACGCTATCAATAAGGTGCTTTTCTCTCTCCCTTATTTTTCGTATTATTGATTTGTGTTTTGGAGGTTCTACTTCAATTTTATAGGAGCTCAGTCTTCTTGCGATCTCCTCCAGCTCGCTCTTAGACGGCGTGCCCTCAAATTCTATTTCGATCTCTCCTTTCGTGAAGACTACTCTCTTGATCTTCGTTCTTACCTCCAGATCCCGCTTATTTGGTCTGTACTTTCTAAATTTCACGATCATCTAAGACCACTCCTGAAAGAGGTCGAAGTACCACAGAGTCATGGTCCTCTGATAGTCCATATCAGCACTGATTTGAATTAACAGGTAGGCGTCATCAGTTGTGGGCAAATTCGTCGTCTCGGTGTGTTTCAGCTCTCCGTTCACATAGAACTTGATACTTGAACCGTACTCATACCTCGCCTCAAGCTCAACGGGCGTTCCAGCAGTGATCGTCCCTATATCCGTTAGATACGTCGTGTCACTGACCCTGACGCGAGCTCTTATGGTTGCATCCTCAATATCGAAGCCCCACTGATCCAGAGGGGTGTTCTCATTGTAAATCAAAATCAAGATTCTCTGGTTCGAATCGTAATCAGGCGTGATCTTGCATTTGAAGCTCGGGTTGCGTTCGTTCCTCACGATAGCGCTACCAGAGCTGATGTTGGCGACCGGTGCTACTCCTGACTGATATCCCGTATCGAGGTCTATCCGACCTATAGAAGCCGTTACAGATCCGTAGTCAGCCTCTACAAGCCATCCATCCAGACTCTCGCCTGTGATCCTGACGTGTTCTCTGAACTTATACGAAAACTCAGGGTGCTGAGGTATCCATTCCGAGCCATCGCTGTAGAACGTCTGACCAGCGTACTCCCCTCCCGTCACATACACGTATTTGCCGGTATACGATGATGCGCTTGGAAGAGAGCTCACGACTTCGATTGTCTTCTTCGAAGACCCATCGCTTATATCGTCGAGATCTCCGTCCATGTTAGCCAGATTAGGAGTTGCTATGAAGTGCCAAGAACTTCCATCATACCTGTAGAACTTGTTCTCATCGGTCCTGTAGAAGATATCACCATCCTCTGCGTTAGCTGGAAACGAGGTCCCGTACCTGCAGATCGTGGCGAGGGGAATCCACTCAGAGCCGTTGTAGTAGAATGTCTGCTCGTATCCCGTATGGTAGAACGTATCGCCGGCTTCGGGATTTGACGGAAACGAGCTCCCGTATGCCTGATGCATCACCTTCCTCCATTCCGAGCCGTCATAGCGGTAGAGGTAGCCATCATCGGTGTTGTAGAAGAAGTCTCCGATTCTGGGTGAAGCTGGGAATGAAGTGCCGTGTGTAGACAGCTGATGCACAACCTTCCAATCCGATCCATCATACCTGTAGAGCGCATTCTCGTCGGTTTTGTAGAACAGATCGCCCGTTGAAGGATTAGACGGAAAGGCTGTTCCCTCTCCTGATGTCCTCGCTATCTTGTCCCAGCTTGAACCGTTGTATCTGAAGCAGGCATCCAAATCAGTTCTGTAGAACAGCTGTCCGGTCGAGGGGCTAGAGGGGAATGCAGTGCCAGACGGCACTTCCAGATGAGACGACACGAGATAGATGCCCAAGTCCTCAAGATTTGAGAACTGATCCCTGAAGCGGTCAGCTATCGACTTGTCCTTAACCTCCAGCTCGACTTCTACCCTGTCAGCCTTCTTCGTTATTCTGGCTATTCTATAAGACGAGGATAAGTTCCTGAGCTCATCGTTTATCGTTATCGTGTCACCCGAATTCAGATAGACTCCATCATCGACCGTAAGGATGATCTTGCCACCCACCGCTCCAGCGCTCAATTCACTCAGCTTCTTCTGCGCTATGTTCTGGAGGGTTGCGAGATCCGTAGCCTTGCGTTCAAAGAAGACCTTAGCGCGGTCTCCCGATCCAACGCTCGCTTCGGCCACCAGCTCATTACCATCTTTGTCGTATCCCCTGACTATCACCTTGTTGTAGATCTTAGCCCTGTTGACTTCGCGCTTGCCGATTGCGGTCGGAGATACCTCGCCCTTGTCTTCTCCCTTATCCCCTATGTTGAACTTACCGTCTGAGGTCCAGAAGTCCTTGTTGAGGCAGTAGGCGAGGAACGTTGCGGCGACCCAGCAGTCCGTGCTTATGAACTTGACTGAGAGAGAGTCAGACGGGCACTCGCCAGCGCTCACTCCAGCGCTTGAGCAGATATCCGAGAGTATGGTGTCAGCCGGTGTGCTCGTGTAGTCGCCTGAGTGCACCTTGCCATCCATGCTATAATAAACCGAGTCGTATGCTATCGCCTTCAAGACCTGAGCTTCGTACTTCGCACCCGTGAGCGTACCTTCGAATACCGTTGTACCGTCGTATTTGATAACTACTGATCTATCAGATCCTACCAGATCTCTATTATCGTCTGTATTAGGAAGACTAAATCGAGCATAGCGTATGCCGTCAAGCTCGTCGACTATCTTATCGAGCCGGGCATCTACGAGTTCACCGTCTATGTAAATCTCCCAGCTCATCGCTTATACACCTTATACCGCTTGGTGAATGTTCTCATCGCGTTGTGGGCTAAGTCCTGAGCCCAGCTTTCTCCGTTTCCGATTGGCACGATGAGGAAGTAATCGACGTAAATGGAGTTTGTATCCGTAGTGTTCTTTCGAGCACCAAATCGGATCGTATCACCTGAATCATCACTTGTAATATCGAACACTAACCCGTAATAGGAGAAAGATGAAGTTAAAGTCTTATAAACTTCGTGGTTTTCTTCATTTAAATAACGAGCATCAGTAACGTTTCTCACCCACATTGCCAAATCGTTTGCAACTTGATTCGTATCTTTTGCTCTTATGAAAGCAATATACCGGCCAGTTGGAAGATCTGTAACCCCTGTTAAGTCATATAAAACAACTTCTCCTTGCGCATCCAATAGCACCGAATCTCCACTATCATCCGTCTGCGTCGTATCAACCGTTACCCCTTCTCCCAGCGTCGCATCCTCGGCTTCCTTGAAGAGATTGGAAATTTGAGTGAATGGAACTGAGCCAAGTCGCAAAGTTTCTGTTTCATTGACATCCTCACAACAAAAACTAATTACCCGATTGTCATAGTTAATCATTTGCTGATCTTCTCGTGTCCACGTCATTATCTGTGAAGGAGAATCTGGATGAAAAATTAATGCGAAGTTGTCCTCAGTTACTCGTTCATTGAAAACGTCGATGTTCAAATCTGTTATAGCATTGTCTTGCAAGAATCCAAATCGTTTATTTGTCACATTATCCGTGGAGAAATAAAACTGATAGATATTTTCATTCATCTTGAATTCAATCCATGGACGTCCTCGATGTATTGTGGCCAAAAATGCATACGTTCGGCTACTATCACTTCGAGTAAGCTCGATTTTTACTTGAGCCGTCTCACTATTAATCGTTTCGATTTTTAAAAACTTCGGGATCTGGAAATGACTCATTATGCCTGTCTCAGGAACATCTTCATAAATTCCGATCCATCCTCTCTGAGTCCACTCTCCATCCCACCAGAACACTTTCAACCCGTATTGAACATCCTCATCTATCCACAGCCTTATCAGCCCATTCTCCACCACGCAGTCTCCAACGAATTTATGACTCGGATCAAACACACGAATCCAATCCGACTCATCATTTGAGTTCATTGTGTCATAGCACTTTACATCGCCTTTATTCACATCGTCGTCATCGAGATCATAGACCACTTTGAAGTCTGGATAGGTGACGCGGACGAAATCGCTGCTGACTGTATGGGGTTCGGTCGTGGAGGTTTCAATTCTATAGCCCACATAAGCCGAGTTAATGGCAAGATCCAGTTGAAATGGGCTCCCGGGAACTTCGTCAGTCGATTCATCAATACTTCCAGTCCCATCGTGATAGTAAATATGTGTATGCTCATGCCCTAATTTGCTTTCCTCAATCTTGATTCGGAAAGTGCCCTCATTGTTTGTAACGGTAGTATAATTTAATATCGTAGTGATAGTGCCATTCACTCTTTTATCGATATAAATTTGATAGTCCGAAGTGGCTGAAGCTCGAAATAATAGTCGAAGGAAATTTTCACAGTGAGGGTTTGAACCTGCGCCCTCCTCTGATAGATAGAATTGCATTCGAAAGCTATCAGATGATGGAAGACTACCGACATTAAAATGGATATCAATCACTATATCATCTAACAGTGGAACCTTCGATTGTGATGAGATCCATCCATATCTCGTAGTTCCCGCCGAATCGCTCTTTCCCGTTAGTTCTAAACTTCCCGATCCATTCAGCTTCACTGTGAACGGTCCTTGTATGCTTCCATCATCGCCTTTCTTCCACATCCCCTCGAGTACTTCGCCAATGAATTCGTCCCCACCGAATAATGGGATTATAACTTCAGCTCCATCTTTGCCATGTCTGTAGAAGTACCAATCCACTGGGATCTCTTGCGTTGAAGTTTTAATCTTGATATTTTGTGCGCCCGGAGGAAGAGTTACTTCGTAGCTAGGCACTTTCTTCCTCAGCCTCTAAATCTTCATTCAAAGGCACATATTCATCAGCCAAGTCCGCGAACATCTCAGTTCTCTTGTTGTTCACCACCTTCTTTATGTAGTCGATGAAAGCTTCCTTGCTCTCGAATTGGAGAATTTCATCAATCGTCTTCTTTATAGTCAGCCGATGAGTCTCTCCTCTAAAGTCGAACTCCACCTCGAATACCACTGTGTCGCCCTCTCTTCCAATCCCTACTATCCTAATCACACATCACCACCTCATATATTCCAATCATTCGTTACCTTGCTTAAATTAGTTACTCTGTAGCCCTGAGTGTAAGAGCCAAGACCACCGTATAAATACAGCTCAACTTTGATCAGCTTGTAGCCCGGTGGTCCACCTTCCTTGTCTTCAGATATTGCGCTGATGAAGTAGAAGCCGTCGTATTCGGTATCTTCACTCACTACTCTGATTGGCTGAACTAACGTGTTCCTCTCAAGCTCCACGAGCTCAACCGAAGTGATCTCTGATAAGTAGGCTTCGAGGGACATGACAAGGGGCTTAGAGCCCAGAGAGTAGATGAACGGGTTCTGGTTGACTATCGGGATCGATTTAAGCGACTGAGAGCCCTTCCTCGATACCTTCTGGGGATTCCTGTCAAGCTCTACGGGTCCTATACTCCAAGTCATCCCATTACCTCCCTCACTGCCTCGCTTATCGCATCGGTAACCGCATCCGTCACTTCATCCAGATCCATAGAGCTCGATATGGACTCTATGGTTATGGGAGCTGAGATCGTGATGTATTGAACAGACGATGCGGATGAAGCTCTCCCCGCACGAGGCTCAACTTTCGCCCCTATAGTCAGATTCGCTCTGTTAAATGCCCTCTGAGCTTCCTGAACGCTTTCGATGGCGTAGGACAGATCTTCTGCTATCGTCCTCCCGATGGAGTGACCGAAGAGCTTCGAAACTATACTACCGAGATCAAGCTGGCTTGCCTTGAACTCGTTCACCTTCTCGATTATCCCGGTGAAGAGACCTGTTATGGGAGATGCGAAGCTCTCGATACCTTTCCTCAGCGCTCCTATCCAATCCAGAAAGCCACGCAGTGCGTTCTTGATGATATTGACAGCCCCCAGCACGGCGTTCTGCAAGTTTCCGAAGACCCTTCCGAACGCCTCTCCAAGATTGCTCAGCATGCTTCTGAACGATGCTCCCAAGTTCCCGAACCAATCGAGAAAGCCCTGAAACGAACCCTTGACGCCGACGATCACGCCCATCACGAAGTTGCGGAATCCCTCGAATGCGCCTTTAACGATGCTTCCGAAGCTGGCAAACGCGCCCTGAACGAAGCGGTGAAAGCCTGCAAATGCATTCTGAACGCCTCCGAATACACCTATGATGAAAGCCCCAAAGCTCTTGAACCCACCAATTATCGATGCGATTGCTCCCAAGAACGCGCCCTTGATCATCTCCCATATCCTGTTGACCGACTTTCTGAAGTTCTCGTTCGTCTTGTAGAGGTAGATGAGCGTGGCAGTGATCGCGGTGATCGCCACCACAACCGCAACCATTGGATGAGCCGCTAGGAACGAGAACGCGGTTCCGAGCGCTCCGAGAAGCGCGGGGAAGTGGCTGATGACTCCTCCCAGCGCTTGGAACAGAGGCGTGACGAAGTAGAGAGCCGTGCCGAGAGCCATGAGGAGGGGAGCGAGAGGCGCGAGCATACCAGCGAGTCTCGCTAAATATGGAATGAACGGCTTCACGAGGTTGAGCACTGCCTGAAGGATCGGTATGGAATCCTTCAAGCCCTGAATGAAGGGCGGGATTGCTGAAACGACTATCTCTTTCAAAGCAGGCAGAAACTTAGCGAAAGTGTTGAGGAGCTGGTTAATGGCAGGGATGACTGTTTCCGAAACGATCGGAGCGATGCTCCTCAGCAAGTCGCCGAGCTTGAGGAAGAACTCGGAAATGGGCTGACCAGCCTGAACCACGAGACCTATCAGGGCTGATTGAAAGTAAAGGAACGCACCCTGAACCATCGGTCCAACTTCGGCTAACCCTTCTAAAATCTTCTGAAGAAACTCCTGACGCTCTCCCGTCAGTTCTCCAGCCGATGCCAGAAGACCCATGGACGTCGCGACGGTATCGAGGGATCTCTCCCAGTCCGTCAGCGTACTGATCGCGAAGTTGACGGGTTTTATCATCCACCTCATCACAATTCTGCCCATCATCATCAGACGGTATGCCATCCACGACAGACGCCATCCCACTATGCTGAGCTTCTTTCCGAAGCTCTCGAACCTCCTTCCTGTCGCTTTTGTCGTCTCTTCAGCCTCCTTCGAGGCTCTCTTCATTCTCAAAAGCTGGTCGTGGATCGCGGAGAAGCCGTAGATGAGCGTCTTCTGCGTGTGCTGAGCGGTCTGGTTCAGAGCTTCGAGGTTGGCCCTTATCGCGTTGAGCTGGCTGACTAGCTTCTCCCCTACCTCTTTGTTCTGCTCAAGCCACTTTACTATTACTTCTATCCTTCTCTCCTCAGACATAGATCCCCATCCTCGCCCTCGATCTCCTGATCAGCTCTCTTGTGCTCCTCGGCTCGGTCACCTCAGCCTTCGAGAGCACCACAGCATCGAAGAGGAGGCGCTCTATCGGAGTCCCCTCATACTCGACGAGATCCGAGGGTCTGATGCCGAGCAGTACACTCATGTTAGCCACGAGTCTTCCGAGAGGGCTGTCCGCGAAAGGATCTCGGTAGCTTCTCGGCCAGATCGCTTATCCCGCTGAAGTCCATTATCTCAAGTATTAAAGCTATCTTGTCGCCTGTTCTTATCTCATCGATTGAGAGCGCATCTTCAGACGGCTCACCGATCACGATCTTCGGCTCTTCCACACCAGCCGGCAGAAGTATTCTGGCTAGCTCTGGCAGGTATTCGACGACGTTCTGCACATTTACCTGTCCGGCAGGCATCTTCGCATAGAGCTTCTGCAGTTCGCCGAATGCCAGAATATCGATCTCCTTAATCTTGAACACTGCACCTGATGGAGTTTCCACTATCTTAGTGCGCGGAGACTTTCTCCTGTACTCAGACGGTGAGGTTACTTTCCTTGGCATTCAACCACCTGCCTAAGGAGCTGACTTGGTATTCACTACTTCTACCTGTATTGCGTATCCGCTTGACGAGTCATGGAGAGCCTCGAATCCGAGCCTCTGGATTATCCTCGATCTCCTGTCGAAGTTCGCATTCGAGGTGTCAAGCCTGCACTTGGGAAGCGTTATAGCCAGCTTGTAGTTCTCGTATCCAGCTGTGCCCGATCCGGTTGAGCCTCCCGTAGCTATGAACTCTATCTTGACTGTCGAAGGCGTCTCAGAAGGTTCAGTTGCGGTTGAAGACCCGTAGAACAGCCTGTAGTAGTCCCACGAGGTGAAAGCTATGTCCATCTCTCCGGTTATCTCTCCTCCCTCAAGTCTCAGGGCTGGCAAGAACATGTTGTTCAGCACGAACGCATCGTCTGGTATGCTGTTCGAAATGTCGAGCCTGAAAGCTTCGACCGTGGCTACTGCTGAATCCTCAATTTCGACAGAGGAGTTGTTGAATGGCAGAGGCGATATGTTAGCGAAAGACGGAGTAGTACTTGATGGGGATATCAGCTCCTCCTTAGCGCCGAGTATTCCTATCGTTGCGGTCAGAGGAGATCCGGCCTCAGCTTCGAGCCTCATGGAGAGTATACCGACACCGCTTATTTGCCTTGAGTAGTCGCTTGGAGACTCTGGGAATATTTCGAGCGTGTAAGAAGGCAGTGAGTTAGCAGGCGTGAACGTGTGCTTGTATGCGGTGATCTCTCCGTCATTCGAAGTCGATACGCTTCCCAGCAGTCCTTCGAGGAATTTGGTTATGCTCTGCGCGTCCACGTAAAGGCTAATGTCTCCTGTTACCTTGAAGCCTCCTGGTATTTTGTCCCTCGCGAATCTGTAGCCTGCCTCTTCGAGCTTCACTCTGTCCCAGTCAGGCGCTATACTCTCGCTTATTATGTTGATGTACTCCGAGGCGCTTACGGCGGTCCTATACGTCGACTCTTTACCTATCCCGAGGAATCTTACCATCTTCATTCCTCCCTACCAGCCATCCCGTCTTGCGAGACGGCTTGGCGAGCTATCCTCCTCTCAACCAGCTTTCTATCTCCTCCGCTGTTATAGCACCGATCCTGCTTTTAAGCCTTATGTAAGTCCTCATGCCGAATGGATTGGGTCGAGTACCCGGATGATGCAGTACGGTTCCGACTCTGAAAAACAGGTTCCGCTTACCTTCCCTCTCAGCCTTGTCCCTCAGGCTCAGAGGCCTCGATAAGACGATATCGTGAGGTCTTGTTCCTCGTTCAACTGCAACCGCGTACTCCGCATCGCACCTTATCCTGACTTCTCTGTCCTGCAAGAATTCTATGTGATAAATCATCGACTTCAGATAACCCGTCTCCTCTGGAGCCTCCTCTTTCATGATCTCTACGCCTTCTTTACCAACTCTGCTCAGAAGTCTTGACCAGAACGCGATTTCCCTTTGTAGAACCTCTGGTATCTTATCCAGACTCTTGCTTATCTTGTATTCAATATACGCCAACCTACCGCTTCCTCACTCATTCACTCACTCACTCAAGAAGATGGAGATGGAGGTATTAAAAGCTTATGCCGATACCCGGATCACCTGTGTGTCTATCTCGATGAATGCATAATAAAAGACAACTGACCTTACGGCACGCCACGAGTACGATACTCTGGTCACTTCAGTCGTCTGGACGTACGAGTTGCCTAACGTTCTATCACTCTCTATCTGGTCTATTATCTCTCCGACATAGTTAATTATGTCGTTCAGGTCCGCTTCGGTACCCGTACCCTTGCTGTGCACCTCTATCCTCCAGATCAGGTGATGAAACGTGTGGGATGGACCGCTCATCTCATGTCTGTCCTCTCTCAACCTCAAGAACACAACGGGATAGCTGAGACCGCTTAAGTCCTTCACGTAGTCTGCGAATGTATTCGCATCTCCGAATGAGTCAGTAGCCTTTATCATGCTCAGAATAGAAGACTTCACGCTCTTAACGACGTCTGAGTACCCCATTTCCTTCTCGCTATCTTATTGACAAGACGCTTATATAAAGCTTGTCAGCGCCTCGACTAATGCTCTGGACATGAATATTAAATAAATATATATTTATTTAATATTCGTTTAGAAGCACTATACAAGACTTAAATAGCAGTTTGTGTTATAAGCGTTTAGCGAAGTAAGGTGAGCCTAATTGGTTGAAGGTGTTATCTGGTTCAACCATCCGAAAGCTTTCAACCAGCTGATGACTGAAGGAGAGGTTTACACATTAAGAAAGACGATAAAGAACGGTATCTACGTCGTCCTCAGCAAGCTCGTGCTGAACCCGCCTAAGACAGGCAGAATGGCAAAGGTCGAATATCTCGGTCAGGTGCTGAACAAAGAGGAGCTTGAAAACTACGTAAAGAAGTCTGGATACAAGTCGGTCGATGATTGGGTCAGCGAGGCGAAGGATGCGGTTCACCTGCACAGAGTGCTTCTCTTAACACCATAAATGGAGGTGTAATAATATCCCTCGTGTATGCAAGACATGTGAGCATCCTGACGTGGCTGAGATAAACGAGCTTTTGTTAAAAGGCGTGCCAATCAAGGTAGTGGCCGAGCGCTTTAATCTCCCCTATGATTCGGTAAGGAGACACAAGAAAAACCACTTAGCTGAAGAAATCAGACAGCTTAAGAAGATCAAGAAGATAGAGACGAGGAAGCGAATACTCTCCACGCTTGAGTACTATGATAAGTTCTTGGAATACTTCGCCGACAACCCAGAGAAGTTCTTCGAACAGATGACATTCAAGGATCTGCTGAGGATACTCGAAGATAGGTCGAAGCTTCTGGGAGAGGAAGTGTCGCCTCCGAGAATAGAGATAGTCTGGGGAGCCGGATTGGGAGAGGAATTTAAAGAGGAAGCCTTCACAATTAAAATACCGGTCGTGAAAGAAATTGAGAAGAAGAAATCTGAAGAGAAGATGGTCTGAGCGGGAAATAGAAGTTCTCAAAGAGTATTACGGAAGGATACCGACGAGAGACCTCGCGAGGATATTCAACAGGAGCGTAGATGCGGTCAAACAGCAGGCAAGCAGATTGGGTCTCAGATTCCCTGAAGGTTCTGTCGACGAAGAGCTTTTGAGGAAGATTCTGGAGGTAAGAGAGGGATGATAAACAATAAGTGGACTCCTCCACCTGAGCCTCGGACTTTATCAGTGAAGTTCAAGCGGGTGGTGGCATTCGTAGCCGATACGCATATTGGCTCAAGATACGCTATCTTTCCTCCCGGAGTGATGAGCAAAGAGGGAAACAACCTGAGCGCCATGAGGAACGCAGGTCAGGTGAAGCTCTACGAGTACTGGCAGAAGTGGGAGGAGATATGTGATGCATGGGGAGCGGATACGGTCATCCTCTTGGGTGATATAATACAGGGCAACAACCCGGCTGGGAGAGGCATCGGGACGATAACTACCGACCTTGACGAGCAGAAGGACGCGGCGGTTACTCTGCTATCCAAAATCTGCAAAGATCGGATAGTGCACTGTCTATCCGGTACGCCTTATCACGAGTCGATAGACACGAGGATACACTACGACATAGCCAAAGAATTGGGAGAGACCGTAGCGAAGGAGTGGCACTTCCACGGTCTCCTAGCGAATATCAAGCTCAAGGGTACTAATCGGATACTAAATCTAGCTCACGGAGTATCAGGAGCTTCGATCTACAGAACAACACTGATGGATCGAGAAGCGCTGTTTGAGGCGGCGGCGTATGGTCTCGGAGACTTAGACTTCCTCCCCGATGTAGTCGTGAGAGCGCACTGGCACAGGTTCATCCACATTCACTTACCAAACCAGCACATACTCCAGCTTCCGTGCTGGTGTGCATGGTTTCCCTACAGGGGCACTCTAAAGCTCTACGGCAAGCTCCAGCCCCACATAGGCGGTGTGATACTCTTCATAGACGACTACGACAGAATTACAATTCACCACTATCTCTTCAAGCCTCCTAGGATAGCCGACTATCTGAAGGAGGGATGAGGAGTGTCTGTCCAGCAAGTTGTGATAAACTACAGGCCCCATCCGGGTCAGGCTAAGGTGCACAGGAGCAAGGCCAGATTCAGAGTGGTCAGAGCTGGCGTGAGATGGGGCAAGACCAAGATGGGGATCTACGAGTGCCTGTGGTATCTCGGCAAGCCCAAAGCAAAAGTGTGGTGGTTAGCTCCTTCTTGGTTTGAAGTGAACGTAGCTTGGAGGATGTTCTTAGAAGAGATACCTAAAGCTTTAATAGCTAAGGTAAACCACTCTGAACGAGCTATACAGATGATCAACCAAAGCTGGATATGGTTCAAGAGCGCTGAGGACTACGAGCACCTGAGAGCACAAGGGCTTGACTTCGTGGTGTTAGACGAGGCGGCTAGGATGAAGCGAGACGTGTGGTTCGAGTGCGTGAGACCAAGGCTCTCAGATCCCGACAAGTTCGGCAAGGCTCTGTTCATCTCCACTCCTCAGGGAATGAACTGGTTCTATGAAGTGTACATGATGGGGCATATAAAGGGAGGAGAGTGGGAGAGTTTCCACTTCCCAACTTGGACGAATCCATTCATCCCCAAGAGCGAGATAGAGTCTGCGAGGAGGAGCATGCCTGAGCGCCTGTTCAGGCAGGAGTACGGAGCTGAGTTCCTCTCCGACTTGGGCTCTATCTTCAGATTCAGGAGGCATCCGACGACCAACCGGATTATGAACATTAAGGGCGACTTCGAGCTCCCGAGCAAGGAGAAGAGATACGTAGCCGGTGTTGACTTCGGCAAGAGGACTGACTTCACGGTAGTATTCGTCTTGGATGAGAACGGTCATGTAGTCGCATGGGACAGGTTCAAGAGCGTGGACTGGCCAGCTCAGGTAAGGCGAGTAATTAACCTAGTGAGCCAGTACGATGCAGAGCTGATGGTCGATTCTACGGGTCTCGGTGATCCTCTCTACGACTTCATAGCGCAGAAGTATCCCAAGGTCAGACCGTACTATTTAAGCCCTAGCAAGAAGACGGCGCTGATAGACAACTTGGCGATAATGATCGAACAAGTTGAGATCACGTTTCCAGAGATACCAGAACTGCTGACAGAGCTGGAGCTCTTCGGCATAGAGACGACGCCTACGGGGAGGCATAAGTACCAGGCGCCTAAGGGGCACCATGACGACTGTGTGATAGCCCTTGCACTCGCGGCTTGGGCGTTGAGGAAGGGAGGATCGCGTCCGGGCTTCGCATTCCTCGACTGGTAGGCAAAAGCTTAATTAAGCATTTATGCTTCTTTTAGAGTGTTGAAGTGGTGAACATGAAGAGGAGGGTATTCTACGCCGATAAAGACGGAACTGTGGAAGCGCTCGGCATGAAGCTCGACGCGAAGCCCTCTGAGCTTAGGATTCTCATAAACGGTGTGGACATCTCTGAGAGCGTATTGCTCGAACGGGTTGAGATAGTGGTCGAAAAGGAGGAGGAGTAGCTTGCCTTGGGTATCGGAGAAGCCTCCTGCGATAATCGAGAAGTCAACGAGATCCGTTATTCCTTCTTACCACCTGAGTCCTGAGCCTCAGCTCCGCATCCCCAAGTGGAACTACTCCACGATCTATCAGGTGGCTGAGGAATCCTGGCTCATTCAGTCAATTGTAAGAGTGATAACTCAGGAGGTTGTGAGACCTGGCTGGAGGAGAGAACCTCGCTTTAGGAGGAAGTGCGAGGAGTGCGGTGCTGAGTTTCAAGAGACGGTTGAAGAGTGCCCGATATGCGGTGGCAAGACCAGACCTCCAAGTCAGGCTCAGGCTAGGCTCTTCGACAGGCTCATTCAGCATCCTAATCCTGACTACTCGTTCGGCGATCTGATGAGAAGCATAGTCTATCACGACGTTATAGCCGACGACTGGTACGTCTCGATACTTCCAGCTAAGTTCAAGGATAAGGACGGCAACGTGGTCATAAGACCGGCTGAGATACGGGTTGAAGATCCGAGGTACTGGGTGCCCATAGCTGATGAGTACGGGAGATTGGGAGTCGACGAGTACTACTGCCCCGTCTGCTACACTCCGGACGAGTACTACACTGAGCCGGGCAACTGTCCCAAGTGCGGTCTTCCCCTTGAGCGAACTGCTTATGTCCAAGTCGTTAATGGAGAGATAACTGCCAGATCCTCAGAGAACTGGATGATACACGGATCGACTGGTCGAGTGCTTCCTGAGCTCCACGGAAGACCTAAGATCATCGCCGTATGGGATCTGATACACACAATAAAGGTGATGGATGAGTATAACTTGGATGCGTACAGTGAAGGGAAGCTTGGAGGCATACTCAACTTCCCGGGCTACTCTCAGGAGCAGATAAAAGCTCTTCAAGCTGAGATACAGGCTGATATCAAGAGGAGAGAAGTGCAGGACGTTCGAGGCTTGCTGAGGACCAAGAAGACGATAAGGACTCTGATGCTCGGGTCTGAACAGCCCATTCAGTTCATAAGGGCCATGCCTCCATTAGAAGACATGCAGTCACTCGACTTCTACATGGTCTACATACAGGCAGTATGCGCCGTATTCGGTGTTCAGCCCTTAGCGATCTCGTTTGCCACCAAGTCGGTCAAGAGCTCTTCAGTAGCACCCTACATTCGCCTTGAAGTGCAGAATAGGACGATAAAGGAGATACAGCGCGACAAAGAGGAGATGTTCAACAACTTCCTATTACCTCGCTTTGGCATCACAGACTGGCTCTTCAAGTTCAACCCGATAGAGCAGAAGGACGAGCTGAGGGAGGCTCAAATAAGGCAGATAGACGCGAATACTTTGGTGACCCTGAGGAATGCAGGGTTCGATGCCAAGTTCAACGAATACGGCAAGCTCGTGATACCCACAGAACCAACTCTGTCTCAGGAGGAGATGCCGAAGAAGAAGAGACCTAAAGGCAAGACTCCTCAGAAGCCCAAAGTCAGCGATGCATCTGAAAGAGTTATAGCTGGGACAACCGTAGAGCGCTGGCCACACGGTACACGAGGTGAGCCTCAGTAATGAGCCTCCTGTACAAAATACAAAACATCGAGTCCTACGATCCTAAGAAGCTTAGAACTAAAGTTTTACAAGACGACTACCGCATAGCGTTCGCTTGGTACTCGACTAAAAAGCAGGGTAAGAAGCTTAGGCATACATATAAACAAATTATTGATCTAGCTAGTAAGATAGCTGAAGAGCTTCACAGGCGAGGCATAGAGTTCCACCCGGAGAGGTACAACGAGCACGGCAAGGAGCTCTTCCGCAAGATAGCGAGGAGGTTAGCGAGAAAGGGCATCGTTCTCAAAGCGCTGGATGGTCTCTACCTCGTCGAACCGCATGCGAAGCTGATATGGAAAGGAATGAAGACCTTGATCGTCAAGGCGAGGAGGTATGAGAACCTCCTCTTCTACCCCATGTACCTCTGTGGTGACAAGGTGTATGGAATAATCACTCTAACAGGCATGACTGAGGTTGACGAGAACGGCTTTCAGAACCTGAAGAAGCACCATTTGGTAACCGATAAGGAAGCTAGGGAGTGGTGGGGCGAGAGGAACAGGTACTATGTTTACAAGTTCTCGTTCAAGAGGTTCGACAAGCCGAAGGAATACGTTAGACCTCAGGGAGCTCAGGTGAAGATAGACAACGTTCAGATCAAGAAGATGAAGAAGCCCTTCTCTCATCCGCTCGGTAAGGATCGACAAGTTTCCATATTTTTGGAGAACCTTCCTCCTCACAAGGTCTACGTAGAGCCGTTTGCTGGTGGAGCTTCGCTCTTCTGGAGAAAAGAGCCTGTCGCTAAGGAGGTGCTGAACGATATAGACGAGCGATATGTATTCCTCCTCAGGTTCTTGAAGAATGCATCGGATGAACAGTTGGAGAAGCTCAAGAATATGGACTACATGCCGTCTGAGGAGAAGTTCGAGAGGCTCAAGAAGCTCGATCCGGATGATGACGTGGAGAGGGCGTACAAGCTCATCTATCTGATAATACACTCGTACGGAGGCAATATGGAGGACTACGCGCACAGGAAGAAACTGAGGAAGTGCGGATACATTACCAACCCCGAAGACTACAGGGAGCGCCTTAAGAATACCATCATTACTAACAAAGACTTCGAGGAGGTGATAAGAGAATACGACTCGCCTGACACGTTCTTCTACCTCGATCCTCCATACATGGACGAGGATATCAAGGAAGATCCCGAAGCTTTCAAGAAGAGGCTGTTCGAAGCATGCAAGAGACTTAAGGGCAAATTTTTGCTGAGCTTCAGCGATGATCCCCTCATCAGGAAGCTGTTCAAAGATGCAGGCTTCGAAGTGAAGAGCTTTCTCGCCAAGAGGCCTTTAAGCAAAAACTATCCGATTAAGAGAGAGCTATTGATAGCTAACTATCCAATTAAGATACCGAAGCTCAAGAAGTCTGATGTGATGCTTAAGTTCTTGGGCACAAGAGGATATGTCGACGAGAAGTCTGAACTACACAACAAGCGGGCTTCTTTGCTGATAGACGACGGCAAGACGAAGCTTTTAATAGACTGGGGAGACGTGAACGGAGAGCTTCCTGACTGCGATGCTATAATCATCACACATGCACACCCCGACCACCTCTTCGGCCTGAAGAACAAAGAGATAGACGTCCCAGTGTTCATCACGGATGCGACGACACACTCCGAGTACTACAGAGAAGGAGTCTACAAGTTCAGCAAGACGGTGTTCAAGCGCAGGAGTGCGTTTAGAGTTGGGGATATCGAAATAATAAGCGTTCCTGTACTGCACTCGACCAAAGCTCCCAATATCGCTCTATTCATCAATGTGGGTGGATACAGGATCTGCTACGCATCCGATGTCCTGAGCATAAAGAAGGAGCACAGGGATAAGTTCCTGAGAGGATGCGACCTGTACATCGGCGATGGATCCACGCTTAGAGAAGACGGTCTTGTGAGGTGGGACGAGAAGAGGGATGAAGCGATAGGACACGCTGGAATACCTAGGCAGGTAAAATGGTGTGAAGAGGCGGGTGTGAAGCGGATAATCTTCACGCACTTCGGATCTGAGCCTATAAAGCTCGGCAGAAAGCTTGAGGAGAAGCTCGCTGAACTAGGTGCTGAGATGGCGTATGATGGATGGGTCACAAACGTATTAGTCAGCAAAGCTGTTAACCTAGAAGAGATAGACGATGAATATGTCGAGAAGCTCAGTGATAAGAAGCTCAGAGAGCTGTATGAGAAGCTCCATAAGATATATGAGCAAGAAGGGAGAGTCACTGAACCTCTTTTGAACGCCGAGATATTCGTTGAGAACGAGATGAAGAAGCGAGGCATGGAGAGAAACATAAACGACAGGCTGAGTCAGGAGGCGAGGTTCTGGGTTCAGGAGTATCCGCCTTGGGAGAAGGAAAAGAAGATCACGCTCCAGGAAGTGATAGACTCATTCCCGGATGTCATCAAGCTACCGGCTGACGTACCGGCCATCTACATAGTTGGAGGTCTTGCTAATCGAGGATGGGTCACTCACCACGACATAGACATTCGAGTAGCTTCAGACAAATACTTACCAAAAGTTAAACGAGCTCTAATACACGCATGCACGAGGAACGACATACGGGAGAAGCTTCAGTTCATATTCGACTCAAGAGGTGGGATAGGCCTCTCGATACCGCTCTACATACCGGTTGAGGATGGTCTGAAGAAGGACGAAGAGCTGAGGTTGGGCAAGCCCTCTCAGCCTCAGAAGCCAGCTACGGGATGGCAGAAGAACGAGTTTTGGAAGATAGACGAGGCGTGGACAAAGTGGGGAGCTCCTAGAATTGATAGAGGCATCATGGTTCAGCCCAAGTACGACGGCATGAGCTTTCAGATACATGTGAAAGACGGAAAGCCAATTGGGTTCTTCACCGAAGACCAGCTTAGGAACAGAATTGAGGCGTTTAAGAAGTCTTCGGCTGAGCTCCCGAAGCTTTTGAAAGCTAAGGATGCGATCTTAGTAGCCGAAATGGTCGAGTACTCCGATGAAGTTGAGTATCCTGAGAACGACAAGCTCTGGACGAAGTACAAGCAGATTCCGAGAGAGGATCTGGTTAAATGGATCGCGGCTAGGCCTTCTTCTCTTGATGACAAACGTGTGATATTCCATGTGCATGACCTGCTCTATCTTGACGGCGAGAAATGGTATGATAAACCGGCGATCGAGCGGTATGAGAAGCTGAAGGAGATACTGAAAGAGGGCAAGCACTTCCACGTCGTTGAGTCCAAGACAGCTCACAACATGAGGGAGTTCTTCGAGTATGCAAATTGGGCGAGGTACTTCCCGAACTCTGAAGGTGCTGTCTTCAAGACCACTGATTCGATCTACAAGATCAGATATGATAGAGCTTCGAGGAATAAAGACTGGTGCTTAACCGGTGGAAGCTATGTCCTAACAGAAAACGGATTTGAGCGAGTAGCTTATCTTAAACCGGGCGTTCTGGTCTTCGCAAAGGATGGCAAACTTCACAGAGTGCTTAGAATTGCAAGGCGGAAAATCGAACCTAACGAACAGCTATTCGAAGTCAAGGATTACCATGGATTAACCGTCAGATTGACTTCAGAACACGAAGTACTAACAAGGGAATGCGGTTGGCAAGAATGCTCAGCCTCGTTCGGATTAACTCCGGTATTTCCGCGATTGAAGATTCCTAAGGAAAAACCGCCTGAAGAGCTTTGTTTATCATGGCACGGTTACGAAAAAATCATAAAATGTACTAAAGAGTTTTGGAAGCTTGTTGGTTTCTGGGTTGCCGAAGGTTCGCTAGGGAATAACCGAAACAAGAATTACAGACGAGGTGAATTCGAATTCTCCCAGAAAGACGATCAAATATTCTCTGAGCTCGCTGATTTGGCAGACAGAATACTGAAGACAAAGGGCAAAAGGTATTGCTATGATGGAGTAAACCGGTACATCGTCTGGGACAAGCCCTTCTGTGATTGGTTGAGTAAGAACTTCTTAGATAAGAACGATGATAAGACCCTTCCTTGGTTTATCGCATACCTCGATGATGAGAAGTTCGAGGCGTTCTGGGAAGGTCTTTGGCTCGGAGATCGAAAAGCTCCAGATCGAGATGCGATCTCGACCTCCGATAACTCTCTCGCTGGGAGATTATTCGCAATTCTGAATGCTCGCGGTGAGGAAGTCGGTATTCACAAACAGAGAACCAATAGAAAGGACAATTTCACAATCACAAGATTGAAACGACCCACTCATAAAATATCGGTCAAAAGGCTTTCAACAGACCATCAGGATTTGGTTTACGATATTGAAGTGGAGAATGAAGATTCGTTCTTAACTGGAAATCTCGTGTTGCATAACAGTAAGCTCAAGAACCTCAAGGAGCTCGACGTGATGGTCCTAAAGCCTCACCTCGTCGAAGGTACCAAAGACGTGTTCACGTGGCAGGGAGTAGTAGGTCCGATTCCTGAGAAAGACCTGGACAAGTACAGAGAGCGAGACATTATGGAATTCAAGGGCAAGAAGTACCTGAGGATTGGAACGTGCTACAATGTGAAGGGCAAGAAGCCTGAGGGTAGCATCCTGACCGTGATGCCAATAAGAATAGAGAAGAACACAACTGAAGACGGCAAAATATACTACACTTGGATGTTCCCGAAGGCTGGGCTGTGGAGACCAGAGAAGAAGGAGCCTGATCCAATCGATGTGGTCGAGAAGCTCTCGAAGCTTGGGACGAGACCGTTCGAGAAAGCTAAGAGCGAGAAGGTGATAAAGATAGAGCTTCCCCTGTGCCCTGAGAAGTACGCGTTCAACGAGGAAATTTGTCCTCTCATTAACAGAGTTAAGATACTCGTGGATGGAGTCTGGAAGTCTGACAAGCCGAAGGTGAAGCTTAAGGTTCAGGAGCTGAAGTATCCGATAGACTGCAAGCTGGCTAACTATTATAGATGCAGGAGAGTGAAGCCGTACTATTACGGGTGGCGAGAGGAATGAAAATAACTCAGGACATGTTGTTGAAGGAAGAGCCCAAGATCCCGTGGTCTAAGCCCATCTACTTAGAGCTCCCTCCGCCTGAGAAGAACGGCAAGGTGAGATATGTCCTACAGCACCACTGGAGAGGTCGTAGCGTGCACTGGGACTTCAGGTGCGAAGTCAATAACCATTTGATAGGTTGGACGATACTCGACAACCCGAAGATAGACCACGCTCCCACGCTTGAAGAGCTTCCATCTCTGATCGACAAGCTAGACTGGACGTTCAGACCTGTACCCGGAATGAACAACAAGAAGTGCAGGTGTGAGACTAAGGCGAGACAGCCTAAAGTCTGGCTATTCTGGAAAGAGGAGTGGGGGCCATGTTCTGCAATTCCCTTTGACCAGCTCTGGAAATTAGACGTAGGTACTTCCTACGAGGTTAGGGTAAAGCCGGATGAGCTGATAGTGAAGATGGACACCGGCGAAGTGTTTGAAGCCAAGCCGGGAACTGTGGGAGCGACTAGGTATGAACCGGGAAGATTCCTCATCGTCGATAAGGGCTACGTGACGTTCGGGGCTCAGAAGCCTTGGTATCACGAGTACTTCCTAGACTCGATAGCGAAGAGGAAGCACAGGCTGACGTTCGAGAAGATAAGGGTGAATATGAGGGCTGTGGTTCAGGCGGTGATAGACCCCGAGACGAAGAAGCCCAAGCCGGGCAAGTTCGAGCTCATGTGGGAGGGATGGGTGCCCAAGGATCAGGATCCCTATGCGGTCGAGAGAGGAAGGAAGAAGGGATGGATACCTCCCAAGGGCTTCATCCCGATCCCGAAGTGGTGGATAGAAGAGCACAGGAAGGAGTTCGAGGAGTGGCTTGAGTGGGTTCAGGAGAAGTGGGCTGAGACGAAGGAGCTGATGAAGGCCGAGGGAGAGTACACGCTCCAGCAGATGAGCTGGAAGGGGCAGAAGGTAATCCGCGATATTCCGGTGATGCACTGGTTCTTAAATATCAAACAGGGTGATAAAATCAGAACCTGGGAGCTGTGGTACAATCCGCTTTACGTGCATCCGACTGCGGCAGGATACGTCGGTCAAGCTCCGAAGAAGTGGTTCGAGTTCGAGGGCAAGCTCAAACCGGGAGAGCTGTTCAATCCGCGCAAGAGGCTGAACGCCGACGTGAAGATACTCGACAAAGGCAGAGTGTTCGTTGACGCCAAGAGGGTGAACGGACGCGAGGTGCTCGTGCTGTCGTTCTCAGGCAAGCTTGGCAAGTTCTGGAAGCTTGAGCAGGAAGAACGAGGATCTGACCTCTACTCGTTCAGTAAGTCGAGTATAAAGAAGGCGTTCGGTAGCTTCGTGCTTCAGAAGCACTCGTGGAAGGGAGGATCGCACTACGACATTAGAATTGACGAGGGAGGAGACTACCTCCTTGAGTGGTCGCTCAACAAAGACCCACGGAAGTTCAAGACGGATGAGTCTGAGAAAGTGATACTTAAGAAGTGCTACGACAAGAGCTGGCTTACATTTGAAGGGAAGAGGAAGGTTGGAGGCGTGGTGACCGACGTTAAGATTCTCGACAGCGGTAAGGTCGACTTCATAGAGAAGTCTCAGCTGTTCAGGAGCTTCGTCTTCCACGGTGACTCTCTAAAGGGCTACTACGTGCTGAAGTCGGACGGCAAAGGGTGGAGGTTCATCAGGTCAGCTCTTCCGGGCATGAAGAAACAGCTGAAGTACGAGGAGAAGTCTGGATACATCAGAGTGCACCTGCACGACATAAGAGACTTCACGAGGTGCGAGAGCGAGGAGAAGGCCAAGCGCTACAAGATACCGAAGCTACCAGAAGGGGTCGAGGCCAATATCTGTCTCTTTCCCAGACCCGGAACGATACACGGCGCTAAGATCCAATCGCTGAAGTTCGACAAGAGGCTCTGGAGCATAGAAAGGATTAAAAGAGAGTTCGACTTTAAACCATTCGTTGAGTGGGAAGGGGTGCAGGTGAGAGGATGAGCACAGGCGAGTATGTCCTCGTACCTTTAGATCAAGCTTCTGATCATGCATTTGAAGAAGCTGAGTACTACTCGGCTCCATGCTTCATCCTCAAGTCTGAGAAGAAGAGGTTCATCATAGCTGGCTACGCATCGGTGAACATAATAGACAAGGACAACGAGAGGATATCTCCCAAGGCGCTAAAAGAAGCATTCGAGAAAATGATGAAGAGAAAGTCAAGGCGTAACCTGATGCTTCATCATCAGAACATACAGATCGGAGAGATACTGCCGAAGTACGTGGACAAGAACGGAAAGGTGTGGAAGAGCGGAGTTGACGACAAGGGCCTGTTCATAGTAGCTGAGGTCTTCAACGATACGGTCACTGGAAGGGAAGTCATCGAGAAGATGAAGAAAGGACAGCTGATGAGCTTCAGCATAGGAGGGAGGGTTCTGCCGGGTGGTCGGGAGGTCAGGTGCGACGAGAACAAGTGCTGGACCGAGATAGTTAAGCTTGAGCTTTATGAAGTTACTTCATGCGACGAAGGGAAGAATCCCAAGGCGAAGGCGTTTATAGTTGAAAAGGAGGATAACGCTGAGGATGACTGGGACGATAGCTTGGGTGAAACGTTTATTAATACGCGTATATTAAAAAATCGGCGATCCAAAATGGAGGAAGAAGGAGAAATTATCGAGAAGGCCGAAGTGGCGACCCTCATCGAGGAAGTCAAGAAGCTGACCGGCAAGCTCAACGAAGTCATAGTGCGCGCCGAGGAAGAGAAGAAGCTGGAGAAGGAGATCGAAGATTTCGCCGAGATATTAGACGTCGTGGACAAGGAGTCCTACAGGAGCTTTATGAAGAACTGCCTCAAGTCCGGAAAGAGCATGAAGGAATGCGCCCTCGAGTGGAAGAAGAAGAGCAAGGCTCAGCCTCCAGAGGACGAGGCTGTCGAGGAAGAGACCGAGAAGGCAAAGAAGAAGAAGAAAAAGAAGAAGGACGAGGAAGAGGAGTACTACTACTACAAGTATCCAGAGAAGGAGGACTTCGAGAGCGAGGAGGAATACAAGAAGGCTGTCGAGGAGTTCAACAAGCTCAAGGCTCAAATAATCAAGGAGCTGGGCTTGGAGAACGCCGAGGAAGTGATAAAGAAGAGCGTACAGCCGAAGGAGGAGAGCAGGTTCGGAGGGATTAACCTCGATGAGATCAGGAAGAAAGCCGATGAGGCTATCACTTTCAGGGACTTATTGTATATGGTAGGTGAGTGAGAAGATGCTACCCAGACTTCCATACGGAAAAGAGTACTTAGACTGGTGGTACAACAAGGGCGGAATGGTAGCCACGCTTCTAGGGCTTGACAGCGTAGGAGGGGCCTCTGCGGTATCCGACGCGATAAAGAAGGCTATAGGACCTTGGGATGCGCCCAACTCTCCGTACGCCGAGTACTTCGAGCCAAAGTTCTCGGCTACGGTGCAGATGTGGGTCGAGCGCAGTACAGAGGTCTGGAAGCTCCTGAGGAAGACCACGTTCCTAGCAGAGGGAGACTCGCTGAAGTACGTCGAGTCTGACCTCTCATCGATCCAGGGAGTGACCGGATCTTCGACCCCATTCGCATCCGGAACCAATGAGTCTGCTCCAACAGTAGCGACACTTGAGGAGATAGAGCCAGCTTACCTCGTGGATGCGTGGGAGACGACCCTCCCATCAAGGACGAGGAGCACATGGCAGTCTGAGCCCAAATTAGATCCCAAGTGGATCAAGCAGTACCACGCCGAGCTGTTCCCGCACCAGATAGACGCGCTCCTGTGCAGGACAATCGACACTCCGAACAACGACGGCTCTTCTGTGTTCTTCATAGAGTCGATAGACAGGATATGCTCTGCGAATGCTGAAGCCTCGACGACATACGTATCAGACGCGGCTGATCCGGACATACACTGGGGCAAGAGCACCGCCTTAATCGACAGATCTGCCGATACGGACGACACGTTCGGATGCGGTGCGGGAGATGGGCTTTCACTCCCAGATACCGGTGCGGCTAGAACCCTCAAGCTCGACTACATAGACGACGTGGTTGCCGCGATCGTTCCATACAGCAAGAACAAGAGATTCATCGGCATAACAGGGCCCAAGACCCTCAACGAGATGCAGAAGCTCATCGATCCAAAGCAGAGGTACCTGAACGTCCCCGTCGACGTGCAGGTGACGATAAACGGTGTGTCAACGAGGAAGGGAGCGAAGGCAGGCTTCACTGTAGGAGCCTACGTCGCGTCGGGAATAGAGATCCCATTCTTCACTTCGAGGCACATAGCGAACGAAACTTCAGCGAACAGGTCTGCGACGATAACCGATGCCGATATAGGCAACATCTACATCATAGACCTCGATACGATCGAGATAAGGACAGCTGTACCGGTAACCTATCTGGAGACACCTCCACACGCGATGCTGACCGGAGACATGCTGAAGACAAGACACATGCTCATGTACGGCGCCCAGCTGATATGCACCAATTTCAGGGCAAACGGTGCGGTCAAGTACCTCAAGAGCACTTAAGCGCCTATTTGATCTCCCTTATTTTTTTGTTTCTTTAACAAGACCAGCTGATTTTAGATATCTCCAGACGGTCATCTGACTTATGCGGAGCTTCCTCGCTATCGCTCTGTAGGTGTAACCCTCTTTCCTCATTTTGATTATGAGCCCGACGATGACTGGGCAGAGCCTCGGTCTCCCGGGTTTCCTCTTCTCGAACATTTTGTTAATAATTTTGTTAGTAGGGTTTAAATAGTTTGCCGTCGTCTATTGAGTCGGTGGATGAGATGGTAAATAAGGTAGATACCAAGGTAATACAGGAGCACAAGCTGGGAGACAGAGCTCCTTGTCCGATAATATTCGATCCGACCGGAGACTCAACGACGAACTTAGCGAAGATCCTGAACGCGCTCGACAACAGGGTGAAGGTGAAGTCGATCTCCTTTGGTCCAACGATCTCCCAGGACACTGAGACCGACAGCGGATGGGATCTGCCGGCGAAGGCTCTGGTCCTCGATGTAGTCGTGTTGGTAGAGACCGCTGACTCCGGAGTGAGCCTCGATGTCGGTCTCAAGAGCTCCGAGACTGGAGGAGATGCGGATGGATTCTTAGACGGGGTATCCCTCGGCTCGACAGGCCTCGTTCAGGGAGCGCTGAGCGTCACCAAGACGGCTGGGACGAACGAGAACTACATTTCGGCGGTATCATGCACCAGAGGCGTCCTTCTGAGGTATCTGGAGTACGAGCTGGGAACCGATACGGCTGGAGACCACGGATTCGTAGCCTATGAGCGGAAGCCGTACTACGCAGGCTCTGCGACCGCTAAGAGCGTGACCTACACTCCGAAGGGCGGAGACTTAGACAGCGGAAAGGGCAAGATCTACATCGTGTACGCCGACTTGAGCCAAGCCGGTGAGCTCTAAGCTCCTCAACCTTATTAGGTGATGCAGATGCGTGAAATGGGTCCGGTTAAGGTACTCGATGGTGTGGAAAGTACGGGAGCGTCTTCAGCGTACAACACGAATGGCAGAGGAAAGATCACCATGATAGTAATAGCCTTCAACGTGACCAATGGAGCGACTGTAGTGCTTGAAGGATCGGCCGATGGTTCTAATTGGTACACGATAGGATCGGTAAACGTAACAGCTAATGGAGCTTCTTACCTCTCGAAGAACGAAGCTCATCCGATGATAAGGGCGAACATAACTTCGAGGACTGATGGGAAATACACAGTGTACCTGTATGCGGGAAGGTAGGCGATAGAGGTGGGCTCGAGGAGGCTGACCGCCAGAGAGTGCTTGGCTGTCCTTGAGGAGAGGATAAACAACCTGACGCAGAGGTTCGACAAGTTCGAGGAGTCTCAGCAGGTATTGGTCGACCGCGTTATAAAGAACATGAGGAGCATAAACGACCTGTCGCACTCGGTGAAGATGCTCATGGACGAGAGACAGGCGAAGATGGAGATCGACAGGAAGTGGAAGTTCCTCTTCGCTTCCAGCTCGCTTACTTTCCTCTTCTACGTGATCCTTGAGCTCGTCAAAGCTTTTATACTCTGACGCCTTATTTCTTATGAGGTTGTGATTCATGTCGTATTCACCTAAATACACCTCTGAATCACTTGTGGAAGCAGTCACACAGATAGACATAACCGAGACAACAAGCCCGAGCTCCTCACAGGTGCTGACCTGGATAGAGGAAGTCGAGAAGGAGGTCGAGGAGAGACGATTGGGATCTCATACCGCGACTGACGTTTACATAGACGTGCCTTCGCTTGAGGAAGTATCCGGCTACTACGACGTGACGTACAGGGCTAGGACGGGTCAGCTCTTCGTCCTGACGAGCATGGGAGCTGGGAGACTCGTACCTCTGACGAACATAAAAGGCCCAATCATCTCGATAACTTCGCTCTACAAGAACGACAAGGATCCGACCCAGGCACCTGACTGGGTTGAGCTGAAGGAGGGACCGGGTTCAGGTACGCACTTCCTCCTCCTCGAATCCGTATCGGGTAGCAAGACGTTTGGATACGCGCTCTGGATATACGACAAGATGCCACTACCGGGACCGAAGAGGCTGAAGATGAGCTACACGTACGGGTACAACATAAGCGAGAAGATACTGCAGGAGTGGTGCACGCTGAAGGTAGCTGTCAAGGTGCTTCAGGCTAAGATGGGCACGAGCAGTGGTGAAGGGTTGACCGAGTTCGTTGGAGGAGACTTGGGCACGTACATCCCCGCTCAGTACCAGGCGCGCATCAACCTCTTCAGGCAGAGGATAGCCGAGATAGAGGCGACGTACTTCCCGCACGAGCTTGCAGTAGCTATACTATCTTAACCGATGCATTGGTCAAAGCTATACCAAAGCTTGACCAGTGCATTGGTCAAGTACAGAGAAATTATGCGCAGAATTGTCTCAACAGCTGAGAGACTTATACAAGACACTGCTACGAATCGCCGGTGAAAGTTGAGAATTGTGTGAGAGGGGATCTGTCACTTGTCTCGAAAAAAAATACTTGTCATATATTGAAATTCAAAAAAATTGAAAATTGGTGTTTATTCGCTGAATTACTGCTATTTCACTTGTTTTTCTTAACTTCAACAATTTTTAGGTTGCCATTCGCTAAATCGTTGAATAAACCTTTTACAATTTGCGCAAACTCTTTGTTTGATTGTGTACCAACGAACTTAAGCATTTTCTGGACTTCTGGACTTGAACGTTTGCCGAAATTCACCCAGAAGTTACCTTTGGTTGATTTTTGTACTTGTTCTTTCACGTAACGATCTCTCAAATTCGTTTTTATCACCTCCTTTAATTTCTAATAATATATTCTCATCAAGTCTTGATTTTCAAAATTCGTTAAGCAAACCTCAATAATCGAGTGCTTCAGTTAATGAATCTTCAATTTTCACACTTGATTTTTAAAATTGAATGTTGTTGAAAATTGTTGAATGGGTCAGCAACATTCAACAATACGAAATTCGTAAATCACATATATACTTTACTGATTCGGCTTGCCTAACCTTGTTCTACACTTGTTTACACATGTCGATTTTTGGCTCAAGTCTTTAGCCATCTTGCGAAAGTCTTAAATTCTCAAGGCTTCCTTAACGCTCATCTTGTTCAACATTCAACATGCTCAATATTTAATAAATACGTATTTATTTAATATTCACTAACTAACATGCTAATTAGTCACTAATTAGTGATCTAATTAGTCACTAATCAGCATGTCCAACACTTGTATACACTTGTATATCAAGCACTGGTCGTTGGTCGTTGGAGTATAGATATAGGCGCGCGAGGTAAGTGTGAGTGTGAGCCATACTATCACGTCCACCTCTTCACCACTTCTCCACCTCTCAGCGTTATCGGTCTTATTGGCTTCCACCCGCGCTCTTTCTTCTCATGTGCAGTTATAAATCTTTAACTTTTCTACGCTGATTTTAAAAATTCTTTAACGATTTTTGCGAATTTCGTAAAAACGAATACAGAATTGTATCCAAATGCTTAAATATCGTTAAGGATTTATTAATGCATGAGTTAAAATGAGAGTTAAAACCAAGTTGGAAAGTTCGAAAACCGATAATGCCAAGTTTTCTGAGGATTACATCAACACCATAAAGCAACTGCCATACGAACTGCTGACCAAGGAGGAGAAACGCGTTATCCGCAGAATTGAGCGTGAGGACTTAGCGTACGAGCGGTTCTTGAGG